GGCGCGCTCCCTGTCGCCACGTCAGCAGCGCGTTCCAGGGCGGCTTGCTCGCGGCCAGCAGCAACCAGTACGCGGAACACATCGCTGTTGCGCAGCAGCGCGCCCGGCTCATTCAAGCCCCACAGGACAGGCAGCGCCGAGATTTGATCCATCAGCCGCCCGATGATCGGCTGAGGCGCAGCAGCAGGCAGCGGAGAATGCTTCGGCTTGGCCGCCTGCTTGGCGCGGATCGCCTCGACCTTCGTCCAGATCCTGGCCAGCTCCGTCTCGCCGGCGGCTTGCATGTCCAGGCCCTGGGCCAAGCACAGCGCCGCCAGTGTGACCATGACACCGCCGACTTCCTGCGCGCGCTCGCCGACTGGGCGGCCGTATACATAGCCAACCAGCTGGTGCGCCTCGCTGGCCGTGTAGCCGCATGCCTGCACCAGCTCCAGTGATTCTTCCAGGAAACGGTGATTGCGCTCGGCGCCGTCGGCGGAGATTTCGGCACCGAAGCACGCCATCATCCAAAGCTGTACGCGGCCCTGGAATGAATCGATGGGCGTTGCACGGACAGGCGGATTGCGTTGCTCGTTGTTGATCATTCTGCATGCTCCAAAAAAGTTATTTCGTTGGGCTGGCGCGGCGTCGCGTCGCCCATCAGGTAAATCACGGACGACACGCCGCCGCCCAGCACCTGGGCACCCATGGCGCGCAAGTGGCGCTGCTTGCCGTCGAACAGCACGGGCTGGCAGGTGTGGATCGCGCGCAGCACGGCGCGGTCCAGCTTGTAGGCGGCCTCGGCCGGAGTTTCCGGCGCGGGCGCTGGGGTGCGGCTGCTCATTGCGCCGCCGACGCGCGGCGCGCGAACCATGCCACTGGGCCATCGTTCTCTTCGTCGTACAGCGCGAGCAGGAACCAGCCTGGGCCTGGCGCCGTGGGCTGCCAGTCGACTAATGCGCTCGGATCGCCATCACCTTCCAGGTAACGCTCTGCCAAGTCGGGTGCGTCGCCGTCCATCCAGACGCGTTGAACCTCCAGCCCCTGGGCGTCTATCCATTCCTTGAATTTGGCGGCATCGCCTTCGTCAAAGGGTGGCAGATCAGGATGCTCATACCAGCCTTGAGCATCGCGTATGACTGGTGCTGCTTCAATTATCTTTTTCATATCCGCCTTTCAGGTTGTCGCGGCCAAGACGCCCGCAATGGTCGCCGCCACGTAAATCAGGATCAGGGCCGCCGCCACGCGCGCGGCACCGGGGCTGCGTTCGCTGTTCTGCACTTCGTCGTCGTCGGTCATTGCGTATTACCTTTAGGGTTTCGACTTCCGACCCCGTGCACCCCATGCACGCACCCTGCGGCCGCCGGCTTCATGACGCCACCGGCACAGCACGGCCGCCGCGCCACCGCCAGCCCGGCGCAATTTGGCTGTAGCGCCACATGCCCATGCGATCGCTGGTGGTTATGCGTGGCCACGGCTTGCCGCCGGACTCCCATTCCGGGCCTTCCCAGTAATCAGCCGGCAGCCGGGCGTGATCATAGTGCTGCACCCAGCCGACCCGGGAATCCCGACCATCCCAATCCCCATCCCAATCGCACCAGGTGTGTTCCGGGATGCCGCTGATGCGTTGCCACAGGCCGTATTCGGCGGGCCGGTGACGGCGTAGCCATTTCGCGCGCGCACAGGAGAATGGCTCGTCAGCCAGGCCTAGCTCGCTCGATGGCGTGTACTTCGTCGTGTCGCCATGGCTGCGCAACAGCTGGACGGCGCGCTTGGCCTGCTTTTTGTAGATGCGCGGGTTCATGGCGCAACTCGCTTGATGGTGATTGCCCAGCACCACGGATTGGCATCCCAGTCGCCGCCGGTCGATTCCCACAGGTCGCGCCAGGCCGTGCGCTCGGTTGCGCGACCGCTGGCATCCGATCCTTTGCACACGATGTCGTAGCGATCCTGCGATTCGGCCAGCGCTTCCATATCAATGCCCTCGGCAACAATGTCGGCATCGCTGATATCCTGCAGGCGCTCGACGCGCACCGACACGATCTCCAGCAGGATGCGGCTTGCCAAGCGCGGCATGTGGATGCTGGGCGTCCAGCGCGCTGGTTTTCGTGTCGGCTGCCGCTGTGGAAGCTCAGCGCCATCGGCGCGGAAGATCGGACATTCCTCATGTCCGTTATCGTCCATGCAAAACGTCTCGCGCACCCAAATGCGGTCGCCAGGCTGGCCGTATGGGCATTTGCGGCCCGATTCCGCCAGCAGTGCAAGGAGTGCGGTCGGATCGCCTTGCCACGGCTCGATACGCTTGTTGGTGACCATCTGCGGCTGAGGCTTGATGATGCGCCCGGTCTGCGTCTTGCTGCCGTCGAGCACGGCGCGCACCATGGCGCCGTTCATGAAGATAGGGCGCTCTTTCATGCTTTTTCTCCAGCGGCCGGCGTGGCCGCAAACATATCGACGGTTTTGGTGTCGCGCACCACCAGCGGCGGCAGCACGTCCAGGAATTCGCCGATGGTCAGCGCGTTGTCGCGCGGGCCATACGGCAGGCAATCGACGGTCCAGTCGCCCGGAAGGTCGTCCTCTGTCCGAATTTCCTCGTCGGCCACCGCGTCGATGGGCTGGTCCTTGATCTCGCCAAAGCTCGACTTAAAGCGGATTTCGGCTTCGCGCTCGCTGGTGGCCATGACGACGGCCGTCAGGGTGGCGCTGACGGTGTAAAGGCGGTTGATCATGTGGCGGCGCCTTTTAAGACTTCGTGCACGCTCGCCATTACCTCATCGAACTCGGGCGATGTGCACGGTATGCCTTCATGGTGGTCCGCGATGCCGTTCCTGTCGTCGAGCTTCTTGATCGCCATGAGCAGGGCGCTCGCCGCGCACAGCTTTTCTTCCAGGCCTTTGGTGTAGGCGCTCATGCTGCGCACGTTCCAGCCACCATCGAGCGCGTCGTCGGGCAGGCCATCGAGTGCATTCCAGCAGGCAACCAGGTGCTGCGCGTTGGCCTCGCGCATGCCGGGATTGTTCGCGCCAAAGTCAATGGCCACCGCTACGCCAGCACTGCCGCCCATCCCACGGATCACGGTTTCCGGGCTGCAGCCGTCATCCTGACCCGTTTCGGCAACGAAAAGCAGGCCAGGGGTGCGCACGCCGCTCATGCTGCCGCTCCCGTCACCGCCGCCACCGTATAGACGCCTTGCGTACCCTTGACCACGCCGGCGACTTCCATCGCCTCGATCAGCCGGGCCGCACGGTTGTAGCCGATCAGTAGGTGGCGCTGCACCAGTGATATCGATGCTCGCTGCTGAGTGCGCACTACCTCGACGGCCTGGTCGTACAGCGGATCGCTCGCGCTACCGTCGCCGGGCGGCACGGCGCCGGGCGCCTGGCCGTTCAACTCCAGCACCACGCGCTGTTCGCGCACTGGCTCGTGGCCTTTGGCCGGCACCGTGTCAACGGCCGGGCCCGGAGGCCGCGCATCCACCTCCGCTTCGCCGCCCAGCGCCTCAACCAGGTCGGCCAGCATCTTGGCCAGCTCGCCCGTCATCAGCGCGAAGTCGCTGTCGAAGCGCTCGTCGTCGTTGCGCGTGGCGCTTTCCTTGATAATTTCCAGCGGCTTCACGGACTTGATGGCCAGACTCTCGTCCAGCACGAAGCTGACCTTGTCGCTCCAGGTCATGGCAAGGCGCGTGCACTGCTTGCCGGCCGCGATATGGCGGCGGATATCGTCCGCTTCCAGGGTGTGGCGCTTGTATGCCACCTGGGCCTTGCTCTCGCCCGTGGCGCGCATGATCGCATCTTGGTCGACCGTGAAGCCGGCCGGGGATTCGTCCGCTTGCAGCCATTCCGTCATCGCGCCGACTGGCGAGCGCATGACGCGCAGGCTTTCCAGCGGCAGCTTGTCGACGGATTTCAGCAGCAGTTTGATCACTTCGTCGGCCTTGACTGGGCTGGCCGCATCCACCACCAGCCAGCCATTCACCGGATCGATCCACACGGCCGTGGTGCTGAGAATGGCGAAGGCGCGCGGCAGCAGTTCGTCGGTGACGCGCTCCTTCAATTCTTTCATGGCCTTCTTGCCGGGCGCGAAGCCCTGGGCCTCTTCCATTTCCAGCGCGCGGGCAGCGGCCACCTGGTTGATCACGGTCGACGGCAGCAGCTTCTTCTCGGTTTTCAGCTGCAGCAGGAACTGGCCGCCGACGGCGTGCACCAGCGGCGTGCCGGCGGCGCGAGGTGCGGCCCAGCCCTGGCGTACCAGGTCCATGCTGGTGGCCGGCGTGAACTGTTGCGGCGCCAGCGCCTGCTCGAGCACTGCGGCCGTCATGGCCCAAGCGGCGGGCAAGCGGTAAATCTGCAAATTCTTGAAAAACATGGCGCTTCCTTATTCTGAGAACACGACGCCGCGCGCGGCACCGAAGGCATACAAAAATTCAATGAACTGCGCGGCTTCCTTCACGTAGAAGTCGCTGGTCTGGACGCCCAGCTGCACGATCCGGCGCCCGTCGAAGCTGGGCGTCACGCGCCCGTCGTGGTGCAGCGGCGTGCCGGCCAGGCGCATTTCGTCGGCAAACTCGTCCACCAGCAGCCGCTTCATGTCGTCCGCATCCCACTTGCGCCCGATGTGCTCGACCTGTTTTGCGATCTCACCGATCATCGCGTGATACTTTTCTTCCTGGGCGCGTTTCTTCTTCGGCTCGGAAAATACGACCATCCAGCCGGCCGGTGCGGTTTTGGCGAATTCGACCGCCCGGCGCCGTGCCTCGTCGTGTACGAGGAAGTAGGTCTGTTTCGTCATGGCGGTACTCCCGCCGCGTGGCGCGCCGTCATGCTGGCACCGCCTCGGCCGCCAGCCGCTTGGCCGCGTCGTATTGCTCAATTCCCCAGGCCAACGCGTAACAGCACCAGAGGAAGCGGGGCGTGTATTCCTTCGTATCGACCTCCCAAAAATCGGTGAACTCGAACTTTGCATCCGGGCCATGGAATGCCTTCCAGGCATCGCCGGCGTGCGTAAAGTCGTTCGCGGCGTCGAAGCATCGCACCTCGTTGCTGTCCGCGCTCAGCACCTCCGACTCGACCTCGGCGCGCAGCTCGGCATAGGCCTCAGCCCACAGCGCAAGCTGCTCAGGCTCGTCGTCGGCCGGCTTGTCGCCCTCTGCTTGCTGGTTCACCCAGTCATTTATCTGGCGCGTGAACTCATCGTGGCTGTGTCTTGTCACGCCGGTGTTATCGGCTGCCTCGATTTTCTCGGCCCAGTAGCGCCGATCGATGCCGTCCAGGCGTCCGTTCTTGCGGAAGAAGCCAAACATGTCCTGCGTGCGCTGGAAAACGTAGGTGCCCATGTCGCCGCTGTAGCACAGGAAGCCCGGCCAGGTAACCAGATCGAAGAACATGTTGCTGCTGTCCGGCTGCTTGAACCGGATATGGCGGTGCACGCCGTCATCGCGGATCACGGTCATTTCGTGCTTGGCTACGTCTCGCAGGAAACGCTCTTCGGAACAGGCGGCGCTCATGCTTTTGCCGTCTTCAAAGCCGTCACGCGCTCCAGCAGGTAGCAGCCGCTGATACCTTTGAGCCAGATCACCGCGCTGTGGCCGCTGAGCACCTGCGCCTCGCTGACGGTGATCGTCTTGCGCATTTCGCCGCTATCCAGCTCGACGCTGACGGCGGCGCCGACCTGGTGCGCGGCATTGAACTTGTCGCAGGCCGCTTGCAGCTGGGCGGCAGACTTGCGGGCAGGGCGGCCGGTCACGCTGCACCGCCCAGGTCAGCCACGTCGATCACGATGCCGCGGCAGTACGGCTCGCAGCCTTCCACGATTTCGAATGTGGCGTGCGGCACGTCGGTACGGTAGGTCCAGCTGTAGCCGTCTTCCTTGCCCCACAGAGCATCCACGGCCCGCACCTGCGGCGCCCGAGCGAAATAGTCCTTGAGTGCATCGTCGTCGTGCTGGATATCCTCGCGGAACGGCAGCAAGCCCTTGGCGTCGAGCAGAGCGATGGTCGGCGCGCCGCGCTCGTCGTCCACGAAGCCACGGAGCTCCATCAGGTCGTCGCTGGCGCCGAAGATCACGATCAGGCCGGCGGCCTTGGCCTGCAGTTCTTCTTCCTTCGCCATTTCGCTGCCGTATTCGCGGCCCGTCAGCAGGCCGGCCAGCAGTTCCTTGCTCAGCTTGACCGGCGCCAACTCGACGGCCGGCGTGCCCATGTTCGTGTACGGATGCTTGTCGGCATGCGGCTTGATGTGCGCGTAAAAGTGCTTGCCGACGGATTCGGCGCTGGCGAAGGCTGCATACTCGGTCGCTGAGAAATTGGCGTAGTGGTAAACGTCGGCCGGCGCGCCCTTGCGGAAGAACTGCACGGCCAGGGTCTCGGTCGCCGGGCAGTGGCCGATGGCGGCAATCTGCGAGGATTGAATGGCTTGCAGGGTGATTTGTGGTGCTGCGACTGCTGTATTCATTGGTTTCTCCTGGTGGTGGGCGAGGTGGTGTTTATGCTGCTTTGGTGATCAGGGCAGCGTACTCAGCGGCAAAGTCGAACTTGGCCAGGCGTTCGATGGCCTCGGCTGCCGTCAGGCCGAACTGCTCGAACATCACATCGAGGATGTCGCTGTCGGATGGGTAGAGGTCATCGGCAGCGGCGTCGAGGAGGTCAGGCGCTGGCGCTGGGCGGCTCGCGGCCGGCACTGGTGCGGTGGCGGCCGGCGCGCGGCGGGCGGCAATAGGGGCGGTAGGTTTGGACGCTGCAACTTGGGCGACCGGCTCGACGGCACGCTCGGCAGTGAGCTGCGAGGCTTGCTCGGCCAACTGGCGCTGCGTGTCGGCTGCCGCGCGTTCGCGCTCGACCTGCGCCGCTGCCGCCGCGAGGCGGTCGGATTCGATCTGGGCCAGCCGGATCGTTTCGGCCGCTGCCTCTTCTGCCTTGACGCGTTCCTCTTCCCGGATCCGTGCGCGCTCGGCTTCGGCCTTCGCTTCCTCGGTGCGCTTGTGGTCCGCGATGCGGGTGGTGATGACCAGCTGGAAGTCATCCATCGGCTTGCCGATGATGTTGGCCATGTCCATGAAGAGGAAGCCGTAGCTGGCAGCATTCTCGCGGCACCAATTTTGTTTTGCACGGAAGTCTGCGGCCATGGTGTTCGTGGCGATCTTGGCGCTGGCCAGCAGCGTATCGACGGCATCGTGCAGGCTGGCCATCGTGCGTTTGTTCTTCGTGGTGCCGGCAAAGTCGGGCATGGCCTGGGCCAGGCGCAGTGGCTTGATCTCGGCTTCCAATGCGGCCACATGGTCGGCATAGGCTGACTTGGCCTCGGCCAGGATCGTTTCCTTGATTTCCAGCTTGCGCCTGTCGACCAGCTTGGTCAGCATCAGGCGCTTGGTGCGCAGCTGGTCCTTGATCAGGTCGACCGTGCGCATCAAGTCGTCAATGCTGGCCGTTTGCGCGATGGCGGCCGCCTTGGCGCGCTCAATGTCCTTCTCGGCTGTGTCGCAGTATTTGATCGTCAGTTCCGCGTTGGCGAAGTCCTGGTCGTCCTGCAGGTCAGTCTTGATGCCGGCGATGAAGTGCTCGGCCTGCTCCTTGAACGTCGGCAGGTTCGTCAGCGTGACTTCGCCGCGAATATTGGCGACAAGGGAGGGAAGGGCGATTATCGCTTCAGCTTCGGGCTTTTCAGCTTGCGCCGCAGGCACGTAGTTGACCAGGTCTATCTCGAACTGCTCCCAGCCTGCCACGATTTCTGCGCGCAGCTGCTGGTCTGGTGTGTACCAGCAGTAGCGCTCTTCGGCCAGTGCGTCGCCCTCCCATCGGGTTGCCAAGAACAGCGCCCGGTCAGCGCCCGACACCAGCAACTGCTGTTCCATCTGGATCCGGTATGCCGGCGCTAAGAAGTCATTGGCGTTGCCGCCTTGCTGGCGGATTGCTGCGCGCAGGCTGTCGTTCAGGGTTTTGTGCTCCCACGCCGTATCGTCGCAGATGGTCAGGCCATCAAACGACGCTGACAGGGTGCCCAGCGAACCCACGACCGGGTACAGGCTCTCGCCGATCAACTCCTCAGCGCGCGGGCGCGCCAAGGCCTCAAAGCGGTGGCCATCATCGAAACGCATTTGCGTATGCGCATCGATCTCGGCGGCCAGGCCGGTGTGCACTTCGTGCAGCAACTGATTGCGGGTCTTGTACGGCGAGACGCCCATCATCGCCGGCGCGTCGCTGGCATTGCGGTGGGTGACTCGGTATGCCAGCCATTCCGGCGTGCCTTGGGTGAGTTCGTGCTGTTCCATTCTGGTTCCTTGGTGGGTGAGGTTGGGCCGGCGCGCCGGATTAATCGTTTTCGTGGGTCCAGCTGTCAATGACCGTCTTCTGGTCTTCTGTCAGCAGTGTTTTTGTCTGGATGGAGGTGATCAGGTCTTTCACTGGCTTACCTTTTTCCAGAATTGCTTTGCGCCAGGCGGGCGTGTTTGCCGCGAAGTCCTCATCGGTGCAAGTTGGCAAAACCTTCGGCGTTGCTGGTTTTTTCTCGGCGGCCGGTTTTGCCTCGCCGTCCTGCTCGGCCTTGTTGTCGAGCACGGTTGACCACGTTGCCTCTCCGTCGCGGATGGCGCCATAGATGCCGCGCAGGCTCACCAACTCGGCTGGCGAGCACTGGTCAATGTCGTGCCCGAGGTAATCGACCAGATCGACCGCCTTGACGCCCAGCGCGCCAAAGGCATCGACAATCTTTTTCCGTTCTGCTGCAGGGTCGCGTGCCGCGTCATCCATGCGGATGGCCTTGATGATGTCGATAGCCTCATCCTGAATGTCGCCTGGAATGATGCGCAGTCCCAACGTGCGGACGGCTTTCGACAAGAGGGCGCCGCGCTTGTTGAGCAAGTCATCGTCCTGCGCGGGCACGGTGAAAACAGGCTTATTCCAGCTATTCAGCCGGCGCGAAATATAACTGCCGTCATCCATCGGCTTGCTGCGCTCGACTGTTTTGGAAATTTTGACGTCCATCGAATAGGTGATGTTCGCTTCGAGATCGGTCACGGTGACGCGCTGGATTTCTTTCAGGTCGTCCTCAAACACCATGACCGGCTCGGTCAGCACGTTTTTCATATGGCGCAGCGCCGATTCGACAAACCGGATGCCAAGGCCTTCGACACCCTGGCCGATAGGTTTGACGTAGTAGACGCTCTTGTTATTGGCAAACGAAGGCCTGCGGCATTCAACCAGGATGTCGCTGCGTACCTGGTCCCAGTTGCGCGGATTGCGCATGGCCATGACATAGCGTGCCTCGACCATCGCCTTGCCCTGGGCGGCAGCCATGGTCGACGCGGTTTCCTGCACTGCGAACGTAGACTGCGATTCGCCGAAGCCCTCGCGGGTGGCCAGGGCGTTCTGGCTGATTGGTGCGTTCATGACTTTTTCCTTGTGAGTTTTATAATTTCCGCCTTCAACAGCGCCAGGCGGACGGCGTAGACGATGGCGTGGCCGGCATGCCAGTTGCGTAAGGCCTGGCTGGCCACGTCCATCACGGCTTGGCTTACGACGTCCACTGCGCCTCCCGGTGGGCGCGGCCTAGGCGCTGCACGCGCGCGGCGGATGCATCCAGGTCGATCAGCGCTTCGATCTGCGCGGTGATCAGTTCTTTGCGCATTTCTTCGAGGCCAGCCAGTTCGCGGCGCACACCGGCCAGGCGCATCTTGTTCATGCGGTGCTGGTGCTGCGCTTGGTAGTGGCGATGTGCGGCCAGCAGGCGGTGGAAGAGGGTGATCATGGCCGCACCATTGCCGTGACGCCCAGGGCGCCGTCGTCGTAGGCGGCATCGATCAGCGCGGCCAGGTTGCCGATGGCGGCGAAGCTGTGCACCGTGCTGGCGGTGCGGATGGTGATGATGTAGCTCATGCTGCACCTGCTGGATGCATTGCGGCAGCGATGCCGGCGTCTTCGCCGACCACGTAGCGGCCAGTCGTGCGGCCGCAGAACGGGCAGTGGCTGGCGATGCACGGCATTTCCTTGCCCTTGGCGCTGGCATAGCCCTTGCCCGTGCCACGGATGCGGAACGGGATGTTGATCGTGCTGAGCAGGCCCATGTCATCCGTCATGGCAAAGCCGGTGGCTTGGCACTCGACCTGGATGTCGCTGCCGGCCTTGGCCACGATGAATGGCGAGCTGGCCAGGTTTGTCTCGATTCTTTTGACGCAGTCGCAATTCATTGTTCTGCTCCTCTGGTTAATTGGTTGCTGGCGACCCGAGAAAATCCGTCGGGCGTGTGATTCCTGCGGCTGGTGGGCCACCAACAAAGCAAGGGGCTGGTCACAAACCCAGCTGCTTCAAGGCCGGTCTTCGCTTTTGCTGCGCGACGATCGGGGCGAAGTTCACGCCCGTCCCTTGCTTTGTTGGCCGCCGGTTACGCCGGCGAAACGGGCCAGGGCGACTGGCCGGGGTGAAATTAGGCTGCCGACACCTGCGAGGGGCGGAAGCGCTGGCGTTGCGTCGAGCCGTCCAGCAGCACTTCCAGGAAGTCACCACGGGCGCCGGGATGCGTCTTCACGAACTTACCTGGGCGCGCCGCTGGGTCGGTTTTGGTGCCTTTCACATTCACCTTCTGGTTTTCTTTGAAATTCGACATGCTGTATTTCCTTCAAGGTTGGTTGCGGCGCCGGGCTTCCCCGGGCGCCTGATCCTCACGAAGATCAATCGGGGCATTTCAGATCCCACTGGGTCGGTTCTTTTGCCTGACCAGGACTAGCCGGATGGTTGCAGCACCCGACGACCGCTTACTGCAGAGAACCCGTTACTGGTGAGGGACGATTGCTAAATCGAAACTCACCGAATGCTGCTTTTGCCGCAATCTCGTAAGCCTGAGCAGCCAGTTCACGTGTCTTGTGGCAGCCAAGGTAGTGATTGACGCCGCCGATCTTGATTTGGGCCTGCCAACTGCCATTGCGGCGCTCCGTCACGCCTTTGAGGCCAGATGCCGCCTTGACGGTTGTGTTTGCAATGTTCTGTGCATGAGTTGCCAGACGAAGATTCACAATTCGGTTGTCGTCTCTCACACCATTTATGTGATCCATGCTCAGCGCTGGGAACTCGCCAAAATGAATCGCCCATGCCAGGCGGTGCGCCAAATGGGAGTGGTTGTCAATGTTCAAAATGCGATAACCATCCCTGTCGAGTCGCCCGCACGGCGCGCCGCGCTGCCGAACTTTGTTCTTGGAGGTTTTCTTCCAGGTCAGCAGTCCGGTTTCCGGGGCGTATTCGATTTCGGAACGCAGGTAGTCAATCGAGATAGTGAGCATTGGTAGAAATCCATCTATGTTTATGAGTCCTGTTCTGCCTTGAACAGCGGCGTGGGCGACCGCTAAATCTGCAACCTCTCCAGGCCCACGGCCTGCGCGCGGGTCTTGGCCTGGCAGTTCGCCGGATCGTCACGCGCCAGCTGCGCGGCACCATCGACTTCTCTGGTGGCTGCCGCCAGCGCATCCGAATAAATCGTGCCGGCGACAAATTCCCGGAACGCGTTGCCAGCGGTGGCCGCATCGCATGCCAAGGCGGTGCGCGCCAGCACATTCATGGCGCCAGCCGCTGCCAGCCGTTCGAGCAGCAGGTTGGCGATCCCGCTGGCGCCGGCGCCGCCGGTCAGCACTACGATGCGAGCGGCTGCATTTTTCTCAGCTGCGAGGCTGGTGATCATTTCCTCGCGCAGCTCGGCAGCATCGTGGTCGCGGGCACTCATGCGGCACCTGCCATCAAAAGGGATTCGGTAGCGCCGCTGCAAGCGCGAGTGAAGCGCAGCGGATCGGCCGGGCTTGCGTCAATTGCTGATGCCAGCAATTCGGCCAGCGCCGTGACCAGCGCCTCATGCAAATTCACCGAGGCGACGATCGTTGCTTCCAGATCGTTCGCGGCTGTGACGCCGATTTTTACGGATGGCGTCACGCACACGGTCGCACCGGTGGCGGACAGGATCATGCGTTGGCCGGTGGTGCGCAGCGGCAGCAGGGCTGCGACTTGTGGACTGATCTTCATGGCGATCAACCGCGCGCTGGGATGACGATTGCCGGGATCACTTCGCCGTGGGCGATGAGGACCGCTTCGAGTGCTGCGAGCTCTGCTGGGGACATGTCGTACTCCTGTGTTTGCTTGTTCGATGGCGAATATTAGTCCGACTGCTAATGAGATGTCAACAGTCGGACTAATAAAAAATTAATTATTTATCGAGCGACGAAAAAAAGCCTCGAATCGTCGAGGCTGGTATGCGTGCTTAGAAGGGCAGTTCGGGAGGCGGTGGCGGCCGGAAGGCCTGCCATTCGATTTCGTCAGCGTTGATCTGGTTGATCAGCGGTCCGATGTCGAACGTGGAGTAGCTGCGCGAGAAGCCGCCGACGCGCGGCGACAGCAGCAGAATAGGCAGGGTAGGGAAGAACCGTTGTGCATGGAGCAGGGCGGCCGGGCCGGTGGTCGGCCAGGTATGCTCTGGCTCGACCTGTACCACGGCCAATTGGACTTGCTTGATCTTGATGATCGTGGCTTGAATTGTGATGATGTTGCTCAAAATCGCGCAATCTGCCGTTACTGAGGTAAAAATTCCCCGATAGAAAGGGCATTTCTCAGTGCTACGCTTTGTTGTCTTCTACAATTTGAGCGTCGTCGATTTTAAAGGCTGGGATACGATTTTTTTCTATACCCAAGTCGGGACGAACTCCTGGATATCCAAGATCTGCAGCCATTGTGGTAATTCTAGCTGTTCCAACCGCATGAACCTGCGCAACAAGATGAGGCGTAAGACTATTAAATAGCTTTACATCATCAATCGGCCCTCCCTCGATATCAAAAGAAGCTTCTAGCTCAATATAAATAGAGAAAGATTTTTTCTCGTGTTTTTTTGAGGATTTCGTTTCTTTTACGAATCCCTCCAATGTCATAAGGTATTGAAATGTTCCCTTTGGATTCTCAGGATTGGATGAGGTCAGAATATGGCGGCATTGTTGTGATAATGCATAAACCCCTTTAGCAGCATCCGCAGAATTAATTATTCGCTCAGCGCTGACTTTAATTAAATCCACTGATTTAAGAACTAATTGATGATCAATAGCGGCAGACTTCAATGCGTCGCTCTTTTCTCTTGGGGGCGCTTTTTTTCTCGGCTTGGGGGTACTTGTGTCCATGATGATCTAGAGTCCTCCTCATATGGTGCAGTTGTCGCTGCTTGAGTATCATCTGGATAATGATGATGCTCATGATTTTGGTTAATGGTTAAGACCGTCCGGCTTTCGCTAAGAAATTCAGTAATACACTCTCGCATCAGGTCATTAAGGCTAGTTCCTTTTGCAATTGCTTTTATACTTGCGGCCTTATGAAGATCGGGCGAAATCCTCACATTAAAGCTTCCGCTAAACTGTTTATCTGGAATGACATTTTCTGATGCGCATTTTTCCAGATAATAATCAATGGCTTTGCGGAATTCCGCTTCCAGTTCAGATGGATTGCTGGCTTCATATGTTATTAAATCGTTGATGAACATAACTTTCCCATGAAGGCAGTTATCTTCAATGCTAACTTCTATTGAGCCGCAATAGCCGTTATAGCTCAATGCTTTATCGCTCATAATTCACTCCTTTTAAAGTCCCAATTCATCGAGCTTGGCGACAATTTCTCGTAAGGCGTAGCGTTTCATAATTTTTGCAGGATGAGGCTTATGTAAAAAAATCTTTATGCCTGATGCAACGAATATAAACGTTCTATAAGAGCCGGGCTTATCTGAGATGTCTTTAAAGCCAATCGATGTCAATGCGGTCACGAGCTCATCCCATGTGAAGTCTGCAGGGATTTGGCGCAGCCTAGAAAGCAGTTTGACGGATTTGGACACGAGATTATGGTCTTTTAAGTAGTATAGTGCAACTAAAATTTAGTTGCACAATATGTTGTAACGAGTTGTTCTGCGTCATAGCGAATCCTCCAGGCAGTGTCAGCCATTGAGCGCCGAATGGCTCTTTCAAGGTTCAAAATGCCTGTCTCCCCAGGGAGCCTGTTGATTGTTAAAGTATATTAAAAATCAGCTATTGTATGAAATTTAGCAATCGAAAAATCTATCCAATTGTCATTTTATTTGACAAGCTTTACCCCTGCTTCGGAAGTAGCGATCCCCATCAATTTCCCCTTGCGGTAGAACATGATCTCCCGCGCGGCGCCACTCAGGCACGCATCCATATCCGCATAGGCCGTGACCATCTGCAGGCGCTTTGCCTCGGGCTGCTTCTCGATGGCAAACGTCCAGTGCACGGCCAGGTGATCTCCCTCGATGTGTGACTTGGCGAATTCGCTGAGGCCGCGCTGAACGTCTTGGGCCGCCACCTTGTTGCAGGGTGCAGCGCTAGCAGCAAGCGATAGTGCTAAGCCTGCCGCGACGAAAATTGTTTTTAGGATCATGGTGTCAGTCGGTAGGTTTGCTCGTATTGCGCTTGCATCTGCTGGCATGCATCCTGAGCAATTTGCGCTTCGCCCGAGCCCGCCGGCAACGCTTTAGCGCGGCCCTGGCAAAGTTCAATAGCATCCTTGGCAGCAGCTTTTTCTTGAGCCTCGACTTGCTGCCGGCTTGGCGCTGCGCCATCTGGCTCGCTGTGCAACGACCAATACCCAAAGAAAAGCAGCACTGTCACAGCTGCCACAAGACCAGGAACAATAACCTTGAAGATCGTCGGCCGCGCTAGATCGTGGCTGCCAGGAGTGGGGCTCATAGCCGATCCTTGAAGTTGCGCGGCTCGAAGCGCACAACTCGACCGATCACGTCGCAATCACCTGTACGGCATGGCTCTTGGCGGAAGTCGGGATTCTCCGATGCCAAGTACCATTCTCGGCGCTCATATTTCAAGCGCTTGACAACCGACTCGCCATTGTAATTAAGTGCAAATACGCCACCATTGACGCGGCTTTTGTCCTTGATGTTTACGACCGCAACATCGCCTGGATACATCATCGGTACCATGCTTTGGCCTTTGATCTTCACGGCGCGCAGTTGATCCGGCGAGAGGTCGTTTTCCTCGAGCCACTGGCGTGGTACGTGCAAGTGGCCTCCGTCCTCGAAAAGATGATCAGTCTCAAAGCCGGTAATGCCGGCCCGTACGTGCTCAGGAACCATCCGGATGGCCACCATCACGGGTGCCTGGTCGTCGTCACCGGTCACCTGGCGCAGACCAGGAAAATGCATGGTTGCCTCATCGTCTGCGCTTGGCGCCACGGCATGCGCAACCATTTCGGCCTCGCTCGCCAGTGATGGGCTGAACTCACTAAGCGCGACGCCCAACAGCTGCGCGAATTTTATGCCGGCTGCGACGTTTAACGGAATTCGACCATTTAGATACTGTGCGAGCGCACTTTGACCGAAGCCCAGCGCACCAGCTGCTGCTTCCTGCGAGCTTGGGAGTTTCTTTTCTTTCTGCGAGTGTTGCCACTCCTTGAAAAGGTCTTTGAGTCTCGCCGCATCGGCAAGTTGTTCTTCTGATAGTGGGAGGGCTGGCATCGTGCGAGATTATAAGGAAAGCTAATAAATTTCAAACAGTCCGACTGTTGACTTAATTTAGCAGTCGGACTAATATTCGTTTCATGAACCCAATCCAAACGATTCGTGGACGACTGCGCGTGACCCAAGTCGCATTAGCAAAGGCCCTTGGCGTTACTCAAAGCAACGTTTCTCACTATGAGCAAGGCCAAGAAATGCCGCCGACGGTGGCCAAACTGTTGATTGCATACGCTGCGACGCTGGGCGAAACCGTGACTTACACCGACATTTACGGTGAGCCGATTTCCGCTTTACGTAGTGATCAGCTGCCAGGCCACGCCGGCCGCCAACCGCCTACGACCAATGCCATCTTCGACACCGTGCCGCTGCGGGCCGCTGTCGGAATCGACGCGGGCGCGAAGCCATGATCAGCCTGATCCCAATTTCCCCGCCTTGCATGGCGGGTGACTTCGTGTGCATCCCGCTGCTCGAACTGCACCAGCTGCCATCAGGCGCGCCGCTCGATGAATGCTTGAAACAACAGGAGGAGCCAGCATGAACAGGGCTGAATTATTGCAACTTACCAGTCACGTATTGATCGTGATCGCCACTTTTATCTTGTATCGAACCGGGAGCCACATAACCCGGGTATGGAGCGAAATGAGGACGGAACTTTGGTTGCTTCGAAGCTTGATGAAGAACCACTGTGTAACCGGCGAAGAAGAAACGCGCGCCGGACCAATGTCGATCGCCTCCACTAAGGCAGGTTGCCAATCACCAATGAGCGAAAAGACGACCGTTCCACCAGGATCGTAATTAATTTTAACTACTCCGACATCTGCGTTCACTGCGGAAATCTTTGTGAATTGAACAGGAAGATCAGCCGGATAAATCAAAAGTCGTACAAGAAGTTCGCCATTGCTCTCATTGGTGATGCTCCCGCTCAAGAAAGGAGAGGCTAACGCTCGCTGGGTCCTGAACTGCATGAAGACAAGCAGCCCAGTAGCAGCAGTCGACAGTGCAGTGAGCGCTTCATAAAAGTTAAAGGCCACGACCGTTCCTTTTTTGATTGTATGGAATGCCAAATTTACCACGCTGAGAAGGTCTGATACCGAGCACCGCCAGCAATACAAGCAGCACCCAAACCCTGTAACACCGACCACCAGGAGAAAACCATGAAACAGAAGCAAAAACGCACCGCGCTCGTCAAGGGCTACATCACCGACGAGAACAAGGCTGACTTGCAAGCCGCGTGCACTGCGATGCGCAAGACCGTCAGCGACGTGCTGAACGAATGCACGATCGTAATCATCCGCAATCACCTGGACGCCAGGCCGAAACGGAATGATACGCCGCCGTTTTCCAGCGGAGCTAGGCCCAAATCAATAAATAACAGGGCCCAGATTGTGCCGGCACCGCGCCCGTGCTTTGGCGTCGTCCCGCGCGTCGTGCGGATGCGGGTTTAACGGCATGGAGGCAGCTATTGAATAAACAAGCCGAGGTCACAGCCGAGGAGAAGGAGCTGATCTTCCAGCGTTCGATGATCTACCGCCAGGCCGAGAAAGACCTGCAGGGCGCCAAGGACGGGGAGGGCGAGAGCGCGGCGAAGGCCGCGCACAAGGAAGCGCGCCAGAAATGGCGCGATGCCACCGACAGGGTGGCGAAGAAATACGAGGTGCCGCGGCGCGAGCCGCCATAACGGACCCGCACCCGACAACTACAGCATCGCATGGCCGGAATCGGCCACTTTAATCACCATCAATTAGGAATATGACATGACGCAAACAACTGCAATTACGCCGTATGGCTCGCTGAACAACGCCGATGGCAACAACGACTTGCTCGACACGCTGCTGGCCAAAGGCCCAAAGAACGATGCAGCTCTGGCCCGCGCGCTGGAAGTGGCGCCGCCCGTGATCTCGAAGATTCGCCACGGCCGCCTGCCGATTGGCGCCTCGTTGCTGATCCGCATGCACGAGGTGTTCGACGTGTCGATCCGCGAGCTCAAGCGCATCGCGCGCGCCGAGGTGCCAGCTTGACCTGGACGACGATGCAGCCGGAAGGCAGCGCGTCGGCGCAGGGCGAGCAGGGCGGCCAGCAGCACGACCAGATGGAACCGAATCCAGATTACGTGCAGCCACACGACCCGGACCCTGGCCACGTCCGCGCACTGGCGCACTACAGCGCGATGCTGGCCGAACTGCAACGCCGGAAATAAAAAAAGCCAGCTGGCAGGCTGGCTTCTGTAAAACTTTACGTGAGGAAACACGATGGAAATGATTATACCACCAGGCGGTTTGCTGATGACCAGTGTCGAAATTGCGGCGCTGACCAGCAAACGTCATGACCAGGTGCTGCGCACGGCCCGCGACTTGGCTGCGCAGGGCATAACACAATCTGTGGAATGCCAGTACCGCGCCACAGTTGGCGGTCGCGAGTATCCAATGCACCAACTGACCAAACGCGATTCTCTCGTCTTGGTCGCCCGCCTGTCGCCCGAGTTCACTGGCCGCATCGTTGACCGCTGGATGGAGCTGGAAGCGGTTATTGCGGTACCGACCATCAAGACGCCTACAACTTTCAGCGCCGCACTGCGCTTGGCCGCCGAGCAGGCCGAGATCATCGAAGAGCAAGCAGCCAAGATCACTAGTGACGCGCCGAAGGTTTTGTTTGCCGAGACAATCCGCGCCATCGATGGCGTTTGCCACATAGACAAGGTGGGCAAGATGATCGGCATCGGGCGCACCAAACTGTTCAAGCGTCTGCGCGAAGATCACATCCTGATCGACGGCAGCCGCATGCCGTATCAGAAATACATCGACAAGGGCTATTTCACCGTCATCGAAGGCAACCCGTACCGGGACAGCAAAGGTGTCGAGCATCCGACCTTTACCGCGATGGTGACTGGCGCTGGCCAAGTGTTTCTAGTGCGCAAGTACTCCAAGGCAGGGGAGGCAGAATCATGAATGTCCGCCCACATTCAAAAGCGCCTGCGCCGTCGCTGGACGTGCAAACCCTCGTAGAGCTGCTGACCATCGGACAACTGGCGATGGATCTGCACCAAGCAACCAACATCGCCCGTGCGGCCAAAGACGCCTATCACAAGGCTATCCGCGACTTTGAGTGCGGCGAAGGTCGCATCGACTTCAACGGCCCTGGCGGCGAAGAAATGAAAGCCGAAACAGCCACCGAATACGCGGCCCACCTGGCCGCCAAGCGCGCCTCCAGTAATATCAAGCGCCGCCTGCAGAACGCATGCAGAAAGGTCGCCCCATGACGCCCGTCCCCCGCCAGCCCGCCGAGCACTTCGCGCGCGCGCGCGCCGACTTGGCGGTAGCTCAGGACCAGGCCATGGCCAACACAGCGGCCGCGCGCCGTAGCGTCGCCGATATCGCCCGCGCGGCGCTGGCCGTGGCGGCCAAGCCGAGCCCAGTTGCGCCAGTTGTGCCGGCCCCGGCTAAGCGGTGCACCACAGCTACCGAGCGCCGCGTCAAGCACACGAAAGCACTGATCGCCGAATTTGCGACGCGCGAGATGCTGTCGGACGAGATCTGCTTCTTCCTCGGATTTTCGCCGTCCGGCACCCGCAAGTACGTCAGGATCCTGCGCAATGCCGGCGTGATCGAGCTGGCGCGCCACATCGGCGGCACAGCGAGCTACATCGGCAAGCCAGTGTTTCGACTGAGTGATGACCAGGGCGTCGTGAATGCTTTCATCGCCACGCTGTCGGAGCCGAGAGTTGCGGTGCAGCACCGCGCCGTACCGCCGGCGGCCAAGGACCGCAAGCCGGAGGTGCCAGGCCGCCACTTGCACATCATGGGCGACGACGTGCCGTACTCAGTGCGCGCCTGGCGCGGGACGCCGACGCGCGATCCGCTGGTAGAGGCGTTTTTCGGCCCGGCTGGCGCGGAGGTGCGCCCATGAAGCGCGACGCATTCACTTTATCGCTCGATCTTGGTAGCGAATTGATAATAGATAATTTTGCGGGCGGAGGAGGGACCAGCACCGGCTTGGAGCAGGCATTCGGCCGCCCGGTCGATATCGCCATCAACCACGACCCTGAAGCCCTGGCCATGCACGCGGCGAACCACCCGCATACCACGCACCTGTGCGAGAGCGTGTGGGACGTCGACCCGATCAAGGTCACGAACAACCGCCCGGTGGGCCTGGTGTGGCTGTCGCCCGACTGCAAGCATTTCAGCAAGGCCAAGGGCGGCAAGCCCGTCGAGAAGCGCATCCGTGGCCTGGCCTGGGTGACGCTGCGCTGGGCGGCCAAGTGCAAGCCGCGCGTGATCATGCTGGAAAACGTCGAGGAATTCAAAACATGGGGCCCGCTGCTGATCGCCGCCGACGGCAGCGCCAAGCCGGACCCGGCCAAAAAGGGCAAGACCTTCGACAGCTTCATCCGCCAGCTGCGCGCGCACGGTTACACCGTCGACTACCGCGAAATGCGCGGCTGCGACCACGACACGCCTACTATCCGTAAGCGATTCTTCCTGGTGGCGCGCCGCGACGGCATCGCCATCAAGTGGCCGGAGCCTACTCACGGCGCGCCGGACAGCATCGGCGTGCGCGCCGGCAAGCTGCTGCCGTACCGCACGGCCGCCGAGTGCATCGACTTCAGCCTGCCATGCCCGTCGATCTTCGAGCGCGATAAGCCGCTGGCGCCGGCCACGCTGCGCCGCATCGCCAAAGGCATCATGCGTTATGTGGTCGATGCGGCGGATCCGTTCATCGTGAACACGGCCAACAGCAAAACCACCGGCAGGGCCCCGAACGTTTGGGAAGCGGCCGAACCGCTGCGCACCATCACCAGTGCGCCAGGCTTTTCTGTCGTGGCGCCGACCATCGTCCCGGTCACGCACCAGGGCGGAGATCGCACCGAATCCATCGGCGAGCCGTTTCGCACCATCACTGGAGCGCACCGCGGCGAGAAGGCGCTGGGCGTGGCAACGCTGGTGCAAGTCGGCTACGGCGAGCGCGAAGGCCAGGCGCCGCGCGCGCTGGATATAGAGAAGCCTCTGGGCACGGTGGTGGGCGAGAGCAAGCATGCGCTCGTGTCCGCGCTACTGACCGGCGTCGGTGGCCGTGCTGGCCAGAGTCGCCCACGCGGCGTGGACGAGCCGACGGCAACAGCAACGTCGAAGGCTGACGCGGCGCTGGTCACGGCCGTGCTGGTCGATGCCGCGCACGGCGAGGTGTCGCCAAGCGGCGTGAAGCGCTGGGGAACGGGTGCACACGACGTCGAGGCGCCGCTGAGCACCGTCACGGCCAGCGGCAACAAGGCAGTGGCCACGGCATTCCTGGCCAAGCATTACACCGGCGTCGTGGGCTCGGACCTGGCCGACCCTATCGGCACGGTCACCGCGTGCGACCACCACAGTTTGGTGACCGCCTTCTTGACGGAGCATGCCAACGCGAGCACGCAGCGCGTGATGCCGGCCGACGCGCCGCTGCGCACGATCTGCGCCCAGGTCAAGGGTGGACATTTCTCGATGGTGTCGGCGCATATCACCAAATTCCGCACGGGCGCCACCGGTAGCGACATGAACACGCCGCTGCCGACGATCACGGCTGGGCCGAAGGAAAACCCGGCTGGCGCGCCGCATGCGCTGGGCATCGTCACCAGCAATCTGGTCAAGCTGCGCGGCACCAGCACGGCGGCCGGTACCGACGAGCCGCTGGGCACGGTCAGCGCCGGCGGCCAGCACCACGCCGAGGTGCGCGCGTTCCTGCTGAGCTACTACGGCACGGACCAGGCGCCCGAGATCGACGGGCCGCTGGCCACCGTCACGAGCCGCGACCGGTTCGGCCTGGTGACGATCCATGGCCAGGATTACCAGATCGTGGATATCGGCCTGCGCATGCTGCAGCCGCGCGAGCTGTTCCGGGCCCAGGGATTTCCCGACGATTACATCATCGGCGATGACCCTGCCCAGGGATTGAAGCTGACGAAGAGCGCCCAAGTGCGCATGTGCGGCAATTCTGTCTGTCCACCCATGGCGAAGGCCTTGATCCTCGCCAACTTCGCGCATGAACGTGAGTTTGCGAGGGTGGCGTGAGCGTAGTTTCCGGTCTTCAGTTTTCCGTCTTAAAGAGCTCGCCCTCCCATGGATTGATAGTTCCATCATCTGCCAACTCAACAAGCGGCTCATTGAATTTGTCTCTTTGGTTGAATTCACCCATTGCCAAATGCATGGCTCTGGAAAAGTGCTCCTGGCCACTCAAAGGGACATCGCCAGTGAAGAAATGGAGATTGTATGTCTGCGACGGGCCCTTCTTGTCAGGGCCTAGCCAGATTTGCACAAAGACACTTTCCCCCATCTGGGCAAACTCAATCGCGCACCAGTTATGCATCGGAGAGTTCCACATGGTCGCCATACGATCCTCGATATTAATTAAAAGGCAATCCTATCATGATTACCAACCCCGCCCAAATTACCCGCCATCATTTGGCGAACCAAGCCGCGCCTGCTTATTCGCTGATCCGCAAGGTCTGCGCCTGCGGCAAGGCCAGCACCGCCAAGCAGCTGGCCCAGTACGGTAAATGCGCCGCCTGCGCGCTGGAGGCCGTCCGCGACGCAATCATGCCTGGCGACTTTGCCAAGCTGCAGCACATGCTGGGCGTCGTACAGCAATATCCGAAGTCCAAGTGGGGCTGGCGCAATTACTTTGCCGCCGGCAGCGGCCAACAGTACGAGGCCATGCAGCGCCTGGTGGCCGCCGGCTTGGCCACGGCTGGCCGTGCCGCCAACGAAATGACCTACTTCCATGCTACTCGCATGGGCTGCAAGGCTGCCGGCCTCGACGCCGCTGGCATCAAGCGCGCATTGGAGGAATAACGATGAGCGAGCCCGTATTGTTCGCTGCCTGGGTCACGCAGTTGCCCGAGCAAATCATCGACCTGATCGCGCGCGGCCCCGCCTTCGACATCAACTACATTGGCGGCAACTGCAGCCAGGACATGGTGCTGCCGCCTGGAGTATCGACTGAGTCGCCGAGGTGCGGGATAGTGAGGGAGGTATGAGGTTATTTACTCGGCAACACAGCCAACAAATTGAGTATTTCGGTTTTAGCCTCAGCATAAATTGCCTTCAGTCCGAGTGCGTAAGTTGCAAGCTGATTAAATTTCTCCTGAGCTATCGCAATGTCCACCGCGGCTTCAGATCTGCGGGCAAGGGAATTAGCCGCAGCGAATTCGGCAAGGATGGAGTTATTCGCTCTGAATGTTGTAACAAGGCTATTTGCAACTGCACAAGCTTGGATTATCTGCACTCGCAAAGCATGGTCTTTGATCAAGTAGAAACTCGGCAGCATTGCATGATAGACAGGCAACACCCGCTCCGATATCGGAAAATCAATGCCGAAGATTTGTCCTGGAACGATGTTTTCTATGTGTTCGCCGACTCGATTTTCAACCAAATTGAAACTAACCTGAAGTTCGGCACGAATACCCAAAAGCAGCCCATGCAAGGCGTCCGCCTCGGCACGGGCTTCACGTTGTTCGTGCATGCTATTTTGATACGAGGCAAGGGCTATTGCTACCCCTACGGCAGTTATGGTGCCTATTGCTCCGACCCAATACGCCCATTCGGAAGCTCCCATTTTGCATCCATTCTGTCCAACTGTGCACCACGGGATCCAGAGCGCAAGAGCACAGCCAATCAACGTGATTGTAACAACGCCAATAAAAACGCCCAGCGATATGCGCAGAAACATTATCTCTCCAATCAAAGTTGGTGGAATCGTAACACGGCGAGTATTGGTGGTGGGAAATGAAACGCTCACCCATGAAGCCCGGCAAACCCTTGGCGCGCACGCCATTTAAGCGCACCTCACCCATGCCCAGCACCGGCATGCTTTCCATTCAGTCGCACCAGCGCACGGCGACGAAGCGCAAGTCCGGCCTGAAATCAAAAGAGCGCGCTGTCACGGCGGCCGAGAAGTTGATGTGGACCCGCCTGGCCGCGCTTGGCTGCGTCGCCTGCATGAAAGACGGCAATTTCAATACGCACGTCAGCATTCATCACGTCGACGGCCGTACAAAGCCCGGCTGTCACCAGCTCGTGCTGCCACTTTGCGCCGGTCACCATCAGGACGGCACAGGAGAAGACAAAACCCTGATCGCGGTTCATCCATGGAAAGCCCGTTTTGAAGCGCGCTACGGCACGCAGGGCGAGCTGATGGATGAATGCGCGCAACTCTTATTTGAACAGCAGGACGCCGCAGCGGCGCCAGCCACCATTCAACCTACTTTGGAACACCCATGAGCGCCTTTAGCCCGCAAGAGCAAAAACACCTGAAAGAAGCCGAATACAGCGAATTCCTGCGCGCTAAGATCAAGTTGGCGCAGCGCAAGGGCTTCGACGTGCCGCTGGCCGATATCCATTCTGGCCTCAAGCCGCACACCCGCGACATCGTGCGCTGGGCCCTGGCCGGCGGCCAGCGCGCTATCTTCGCCTCGTTCGGCCTGCACAAGACCAGCACCAACCTGGAAGTGATGCGCCAGATCGGCATCCACCGGCCAGGCCTGCGCCTGATCGTGCTGCCGCTGGGGGTGCGCCAGGAGTTCATCCGCGAGGCCGCGAAGCGCTTCACTAGCGAATACGAGGTGCAAGTGCGGTTTATCCGCACGGACGCCGAGATCGATAGCCAGGACGTCGTCTACCTGACGAACTACGAATCGGTGCGCGAGGGCAAAATCGACGTGCGCAAGTTCCGCGCCGTCGGCCTGGACGAGGCCAGCGTGCTGCGCAGCTACGGCAGCAAGACCTATCAGGAGTTCCTGCCACTGTTCGAGCAGGTCGAGTTCAAATTCGTCTACACCGCCACGCCGTCGCCGAACCGCTTCAAGGAATTGATCCACTATGCCGGCTTCCTGGGCGTGATGGACACGGGCCAGGCCCTGACGCGCTTCTTCCAGCGCGACAGCGAGAAGGCAGGAAACCTGACCCTGTATCCGCATAAGGAACAGGAATTCTGGCTGTGGGTGGCCAGCTGGGCGGTCTTCATCCAGCGCCCGAGCGACCTGGGCCATTCGGACGAAGGCTATGACCTGCCGGCGCTGGACGTGCGCTTTCACGAGGTACCGAGCAATTACAGCACGGCGGGCGCAGAAAAGAACGGCCAGGGCCTGCTGATCCCGAACGTTGCCATGGGCCTGTCGGCGGCCGCCGGCGAGAAGCGCGACAGCATGGCCGCGCGCGTCGCCAAGGTGGCCGAGATAATGGCGGCGGATCCTGATGATCATTTCCTGATCTGGCACGACCTGGAGGACGAGCGTCATGCCATCCAGGCTGCCGTGCCTGGCGTGGTCAGTGTGTGGGGTACGCAGGACCTGGACCAGCGCGAGCAGCGTATCGCCGATTTCAGCGACGGCAAGATCAAGGATCTTTCGACCAAGCCGATCATCGCGGGCAGCGGCTGCAACTTCCAGATGCATTGCCATCGCGAGATTTTCGCGGGCATCGGCTTCAAGTTCAACGATTTTATCCAGGCCGTCCACCGCGTCCAGCGCTTCCAGCAGCAGCACGCCGTGCGCATCGACATCATCCACACGGAGGTCGAGCGCAAGGTGCTGGCCGACCTGATGGAAAAATGGCGCCGCCACGACGAAATGCAGGAAACGATGGGCAAGATCATCCGCGCCTATGGCCTGGACCAGCTGTCGATGCAGGATTCGCTGGCGCGCACCATTGGCGTCGAGCGCGCCGTGGTGGCTGGCGAGCGCTTCTCGGTGGCCAATAACGACTGCGTGCTCGAAGCGCTGCAGCAGCCGGACAACTCGGTCGGCATGATCATCACCAGCGTCCCGTTCGCAAACCATTATGAATACACACCGAGCTATAACGACTTCGGCCACACCCAGGACAACGACCACTTCTGGGCGCAGATGGACTTCCTGACGCCGGAGCTGCTGCGCATCTTGCAGCCGGGCCGCATTTACGCCTGCCACGTCAAGGACCGCATCAACTTTGGCAATGTCACCGGCGCCGGCGTGCCCACTGTCAGCCCGTTCCATGCTGAGGCGCTGTTCCACGGCATCAAGCACGGCTTCGACTATATGGGCATGATCACCGTCGTGACCGATGTGGTGCGCGAAAACAACCAGACCTACCGCCTGGGCTATTCCGAGGTGTGCAAGGACGGCACGAAGATGGGCGTCGGCTCGCCGGAATACATCCTGCTGTTCCACAAGCCGCAGACGGACCGCAGCCGCGGCTACGCGGATACGCCGGTCACGAAGGCCAAGCCGATGTGCCTGGACGATGCCGGCGACCGGATCCCGTTTGACCGCAAGGCCGCGCCGATTCCCGGTACCGGCTACAGCGTAGCGCGCTGGCAGGTCGACGCGCATGCTTTCTGGCGCTCGAGCGGCGATCGCCTGCTGGGCGCGGCCGAGCTGGCCAGTTTCGGCCCGGGCAAGCTTGCGAAGCTGTTCACCAGCATGTCGCTGGACAACGTCTACAACTACGAATACCACGTTGAGGTGGGCGAGGCGCTGCTGGCCGGCAAAGCGCTGCCTGCCGATTATCTCAGCCTGGCGCCGGGCAGCGCCGATCCGGCCGTGTGGCACGACATTGTGCGCATGCGCACCCTGAACGGTGAGCAGTCGGCGCGCGCGGTTGAAAAGCATGTCTGCCCGTTTCAGATCGACATCGTGGACCGCCTGATCGGCCGCTACAGCAACCCGGGCGAGGTGATTTATGACCCGTTCTGTGGCCTGGGTACCGTGCCAGTGCGCGCGATGAAGCTGGGCCGCTGCGGCGCCGGCAGTGAGTTGAACCCGGCGTATTTCACTGACCAGGTGCATTACTGCCAGGCAATGGAGCGCGAGGTGAGCATGCCCACGCTGTTCGATATGGAATTGATGGACGAGGAGAATGCAAAGTGACGCGCGCAAATTTCAGTGAATTCGTGCTGGGCGCAATGCCCGGCACCAAGGCCGAGATCGTCATCAAGTCGGGCGTCAGCCAGGCGGCCGTGCTGCGCTGGGTTCGCCTGCTGCACGCCGGGCGCAAGATTTACATCGCCAACTGGAAGCCGCACCCGCGCGCTGGCGCCGCCATGGCCGTGTATGCCGTCGGTGACCTGCCAGACGCCCCGTGCACGCTGCCGCACCTGACCAAGCGCCAGATTCGTTTGCGCTTCGAGGCCAAGGCCAGGAAGGATGGCCGCTATGACGCAATGAAGGCGCGCTGGCGCAGTAAGTACTGGATACGCAAGGCGGGCGCTGTGGGCGATCCGCTGGTGGCTGCGCTGTTTGGCGCGGCGCGTGCGCAGGAGGTTCGCTGATGGGCCGTATTCGCACTGTAAAGCCGGAGCTCTTCAAGCACGAGGATTTGTTCGACTTGGAAAAAGAAACTGGCCTGCCAATCCGTACCGCATTCATGGGTCTTTTCACCTGCTGCGACAAGGAAGGGCGCTTTAAGTGGCGCCCGCGCGCGCTCAAGCTCGATATTCTTCCATACGACGAAGTTGATTTTTCACGCGTGCTTGACGCGTTAATGACGCGTGGATTTGTAGTGAAATATGAGGTCGAAAGCGAGTTTTTCGGCTTCATTCCGACGTTTTCCAAGCACCAAGTCATAAATAATCGTGAATCTGACTCGGAATTGCCAGCGCCGGACGAATCCCTATATATATCAATGACTTCGACGCGTGCGGCACGCGTGGATGACGCGACAGTCACGCCCCTTAAGCATGCTCAAGTGGAAGGGAAGGGAAAGGAAGGGAAAGGAAGGGAAGGGGAACAGAAAGGGAAGGAGACTCTTGTCGAGCAAACCCAGCTCGACCCCGTGAAGACGATCTTCGCGTTCTGGCAAAAAGTCATGGACTCGCCCAAGTCAGTTCTGGACGACAAGCGCAAGCAGCTGATCGTCAAAGCGCTCAAGGGTTACTCGCCGGCCGATATCTGCAAGGCCATCCGTGGCTGCTCGAAAACGCCACACAACATGGGCCAGAACGACAGCAAAACGAAGTACAACGGCCTGGGCTTGATCCTGCGCGACGCGGACCACATAGACCGCTTCATCCGCAACGATGCTGGCCAGGCCCGCGCCAGCGCCGGCAGCGAGACGATCGAGCAGACGAATGCGCGGGTCATGCGCGAGTTGATGGGCGCTTCTGCGCCAGCCGGCGACGTCATCGACATGGAGCCCGCATGAACACCGCCGACACGCCGCGCTTCATGCAGCTGCTGGCCGAAACGCTGGCCGCCTACGGCAAGCCGCTGCCCGAGGCGGCAATGGCCCGGGCCTGGCTGGCCAACCTTGAGCCGTATCCGCTGCGCACGGTGGAAGCCGCCATGCAGGCCTACCGCGACGAGAGCGGCGAATTTGCACCGGTACCGGCCGGCATCGCCAAGCGTTGCAAGCTCATGGATGGCCGGCCTGGCGCGGAGGAGGCATGGGCTATCGCGCTGACCAGCCAGGACGAAATGGCCAGCGTGGTTTGGACGACCGAGATTGCTGAGGCCTTCCGCATCTGCCGGCCAGTGCTCGACTCCAGCGGCGCCATCAGCGCCCGCAAGCCGTTCCTGGAGGCTTACGAGCGCATCGTTGCCGCAGCGCGCGCTGCGCGGCACCCGGCTGAGTGGGTGGCGTCCGTGGGCTGGGACAAGACCCGCCACGTCGAGGTGCTGGGTAATGCGGTGAGGGCAGGGCTCCTGCCGGCGCCGGCCGTGGCAGGCCTGCTGCAGGGCAAGCAGGACCAGACGCCGGACGACGCCGCGCGCGCCCAGCTTGCCGCCATCAAAAAAATGATTTCCGACGGCGCTGCCGCGAAGGAAGCGGCGCGCTTGGAGCGCGTCGAGCAGCAGCGCCTGGCGGACGAAGAATTCAAACGGTCGACCGCTAAGCGCGTGCAGCTTTACCTGGCTGACGGCAGAAATGCACCTGGCCCGGCAAGCGCGAATGCTGCTCAGGATTTGCCAGAGGCACCGCCGCACTGCGCAAGGGCCATGGCCGCTACGAAGTGACGTACCCATCAGAAAAAACGGCTTAAAAGGCTTCAAATGAAAAATCAAGAAAACAAAATCGCAGCAAACAAACGCTTGGCCGAGCTGCTCGGCTGGACCAGCCTCCTCGAGGTGGGCGGCGCCCTGGTCGGCACGCCGCCGGCGGGCACAGCCGAAAGCCGCGGCCAGGCGCTGGTGCCGGACTGGCTGGGCGACTGGTCGGCCGCCGGGCCGCTGCTCGCGCAGTTCGAGATCCGGCTGATGCCGATGTCGGCGGGCGTGGATGCCGCCGGCTTCCTGGAGTGGTACCGGTTCTATCCGGACAGGGACGCAGCTGCGCGCGCAGCAATCGTCAAGGCGGTCACACATCGCCTGGAGAAAGCGCGATGATGGCACGTGGCTTACAGGCCCTGGGTCGCCTCAAGGTCGGCGCCATGAACAAGACCGAGGCCGCGTATGCGCAGACGCTGGAGCTGCGCAAGGCCGCCGGCGAGGTGGCTTGGTACCGGTTCGAAGGCCTCAAATTCCGCCTGGCCGACAACACGTTCTACACGCCAGATTTTGCCGTACAGCTGGCCGACGGTGCACTGGAGGCGCACGAAGTGAAAGGGTACTGGCAAGAGGATGCTCGAGCGAAGATCAAGATCGCGGCCGACATGTACCCGCTGCGCTTTGTCGCCGTGCAGGCGCTGCCGAAGAAGGCGGGCGGCGGTTGGAAAACGGAGGAATTCTGATGGCCGCGAACAAGAAGCCGCGCAAGCGGTACATCCCGAAGCCAGCCGTGCTGCCGGCGGGCCTGCGCGCAGACCTTGCCTTCGAAATGCCAGGGTTCCAGGCCAGCGAGGCGATGGGGAAGGGCCACTTCCAGGAGCAGCACGTCTACGACTTGCTGAGCAACGCCGACCTGGCGCGCCGCATTGCACCAACTGGCCATGCCATCCTGCCGGTGGCGCAGACCATGGTCGAGGCGATTGCCGAGATCCAGGCGCGCGCCCAGCGCACGGGCGCCTTCGGCGTCAACGGCGACGAGATGCGCGTGCTGCGCGAGGGCGTCGGCAAGACGATGGTCTTCCTGCGCGGCGTGCCGAACGTCGACATTGCGCGCGCCGGACTGGCGGCCGTGCGCGAATTCAACCGCACCGGCGTGCTGCGGGTATGAGCGCCCCTCCCGAGGAGTGGCAGGACTAGCACAGGTCAAAAAAGGGTGTTAACGTTGACATACGGAATGAAAGGGAATTCATGGGCTTCGCAGAAAAATTTGTAGCATCGTTGCAATCGTCAAATCTACGGGATGATGCGTTTCATCACGACCTCGATGCCATTGCTGCGGCTGCCCTGGCCGGTGATCTGGGCTCGCTGCTGTGCCGGGTCAAGTATGCGGACGGCACAATCAATAAGCTTTTCGAGGGGAACTCAGGAAACCTTGCGCAGCTGCTGCGTATCTGGACGGCGGCAGTGACGGAGAAGGGCAAGGCGCGCCGCTGGGTGAAAATTAACAGTGAGCGCGACATTTTCACTGCACATGCTTTGTATAAGCGCGTGGCGCATGCATCGCTGGCGCATTGGTTGGACGGCCATTGCAAGGACTGTAATGGCACTGGTGTGTCACTCAGGAGTTTGCGTGGCTGCGTGACGTGCTCCGGGAGCGGCCAGGCAGACGTTGTTTGTGCCGGAGGATTCGAGCGGGAGCGCATCAAGGATATGGTAAGTGAACTGCACTCAATGTTGGCAAGTCATCAGTGGCGCGCGAATTCCATTCTTCGGTAGTTGCTGCAATTTTTGGCAGGTGCATCCGCTTTATTGCGTGAAATTTCTTTGATTAGGTCGGAACGGCAAATATTTGCTAAAAGTGCTACTGATTTTTTCGATCTTAATGTAAATTCTGCTTGGTATCGTGGATTGTGGTGGAATAGGCCTAGGGAAAAATGAAGCAACGGATTTTTAAGAGAATAGTCAGGTCGTCTAAATCATCCGCGTCGGAGATAGGGGTATCCACTCCAGGCCCTGCGAGTGAGTTTGAACCTTCTGACACTCATTGGAAAATGTTTCTGTTGACTTGGGCTGAGGCACAAACGAGGCAGCGCCTAAGCTCTGATAATTTCGACAAGGGAATACTGAACTGCTCGACTGCCGGCTTAGTAATATCATTGGCTTTTTCTAAGGATGTGGTACCGCTCGCAACAGCAGTTTTCCCGTGGCTTCTTTATCTTTCATGGGCATTATTCTTATTGGCAATAGTTATCACCATGATTTCTTTTCAAGTTAGTTTCACAGCATCCGAAACTAACGCCAATGATGCTTATAAGTTGTATCTGTGTGGAATCGATGAGGGCAGCGTCAGGCCTGGTTGGAGGAACCGGTATCTTAGATGGGGAAATCTTGGTGCGGCCACCATATTTGTATTGGCCGTAGCCGTCACTGTTTTTTTTGTGTTTATTAATGGAATTAGGACACCCGAAATGAAAAAGCCAAATATTGCTCAAGATGGAATTCCTCCAGGCATGCTTCACAAAGTGCCCGGTGTTGGGCCTCTGCAAAATGGAATACCTTCAGGTGCCTTACCTCGCGTTCCTTCTCCGCAAAAACCATCGCCCCAACTGCCGATTGCCAAGCCTACTGGTGAATCAAAAAAATAATTTTCCAGCTGTGTTTGCAAACAGTATTTTCTGCTATTATGATGCATAGTTAATTTCAGTAAAATTCTTCTGGCACTCCACGCTTAAATGCGCCGATAGCCGGAACTTGCGACAGTACCCGCCCCAGCATAGGATCTGCTCGTCTTGAATTAGCCGCCCACCACGCACTATGGCCGTGGGAGCAAACACCGAAGCCCGCTCATGCGGGCTTTTTCTATTGCGCGCCCACTTTCGAGGCCGCCATGTCTGAAACCACACAAACACCACACCGCTTGGCTCGCGACTACCTGGAGCTCCACACGCCGGTGCCCGATTCTCTTCCCACGCGGGAAGAGGTGCGCCGCGAGCTGGGCTGGGCTTTGATCGCTGCTGAGCGCCAGACGCGCGCCGAACGCGACGAACGAAACTGAACTGGCCGGATGCGCGCGCGATCATGCCGCCGCAGATCTGAAAAGGAGGTGCGCCGCGAAGTAGTAATCCAAATGATCGCGGCGCACCATGCGCCGATCTGTAATCTGCTGCGTGTACTGCAAGAGATTCTCAATCTGCCCGCTTTCGACCTAGTTTATTTGCAACTAGGGCACTCATTTTTTTGAGGCACCTTCTTTGGTGCGGGATCGTTTTCCGTTTTCCTTGAGCTATTGTATCCCATGTCTTTATTGCTATTGTTGACCGAGGGATTCTTTCGATTATCTTCGACGTCAGGACTTTTCCGCTCTCCTTGCTTGTGAGACTTATCTGTATCTGACTGTGCTGCAACCGAACCCATGGCGCAAAGAAGTGCAGAAAGCAGAAGCATCTTTTTCATTATCCATCTCCTAGGGAATCCGCGTTGATAAAAACTCCGATAGTGCATAATTTGCATCGCGGAATGCAAGCTACAGTATTGCTGTTTTTGCGAAAAATGCAATAAAAAAACTAAAAATTCCTTGCTTGTCCTGCCATCGCGCTGCAGTGGCAGGGCTTTGAAAAGCGGGCGCAGTCACCGACGCATCATGGCCAAGAGGCTCCACCGCAATTCATCGCGGCCCTGCTTGGCACGGGCGGTGACACAGGTTATCCGCATTTGCGGGAGCTATCAGCGAGTACCGACTAACGCCTTGGGCTTGAAGATATCCTTCAGCCGCGAACAGGCCTTCCTCCATGACGAGTTGCACTGCGGTCTCGACAATTGCATGAAGTGCGCTGTCTGGAGGGTAGCCTCTGGCGGGCGCAAGCGCGTCATTTTTTGGCATCACATCAGATCCTTGTTCGAAATCAAATGATGTCAAAGCCACCTGAGTGGACTTTGATTTGCGTCAACATATTGGCGAATAAGCGAAATGAATAAAATTCAACATCCGTCGAACAACGGCGTGCTGGGCGCGCCTGCGGGCTGGGACCAGGTCGAGTTGCCCTGCAGCGCGCTACCGATCACGCACACGCACGTCGGCGACCTGCCGACCGTACTGTCGTACTGGCGCCCCGATGCCGACGAACTGGCCGCACTGAACGCCGGCGGCGCCGTCCGGCTGTGGGTGGTGGGCGCAACGATGCCGCCCGTGATGCTGGACGTCGAAAACGCCTGAGACACTACATTTAGTAGGTCGCGAGCAAAAGTGTCAAAAAACACCGGGATGAGACCGCCATAATCGCTACCAAACACTACATCTAGTAGGTCGGAATGAAGAAAAGCCACAATTCCGCAGCGCCCACGTCGGCGCGCCCGACGCCGCCGACCGAATTCACCGACCCGCTGAATAATCGGTACATGCCCGCGCCCGAGGTGCTCAAATGGGCACGCGCAACAATTCTCACCGAAGGCGGCACGCTCTATAACGAAGACCACGCCCACCTGGAATATGCCGACGTGCAGTTTCTGTGGGCACCGATGGGCTTCGTGAAGGCTGGCCGTACCGTGCTGGGCCAGTGCGAAGAAGTAACGTTCCGCTGTGGGCCGTGGCAAAAGGGGCGCCTGCAACAGCAGATGGTTGACTGGTTCGGCGCGGTGCCGGACTTCCTCATCACCCTGGACGCATCGTATTGCCTGACCTGCAGCGATGCCGAGTTCTGCGCGCTGCTCGAGCACGAGCTGTATCACATCGCCCAAGAGCAGGACGAATTCGGCGCGCCAGCTTTCAACAAGTACGGCTTGCCGAAGCTGTGCATGCGCTCGCATGACGTCGAAGAGTTCGTCGGCGTGGTCCGGCGCTACGGCGCCAGCGATGACGTGCAGCGCATTATCGACGCAGCAAAGACAGCGCCAGAAGTGGCGAAAATCAACATCGCGAGGGCTTGCGGAACCTGTTTGCTGAAGGCTGCATAAGGTTGACCGGCCATTTACCGGAAGGCAACACATGGCAGCACTTAAAGACGAGGTGAAGCTGTTCATCGTCAAGGCGCTGGCATGCTTCGACACGCCGACGCAGGTATCCATCGCAGTAAAGGAAGAATTCGGCCTTGATGTACCGCGTCAGCAGATCGCAACCTACGATCCTGAAAAGCACGTCGGGCGCAGTCTCAGCACGAAGTGGAAGACGCTTTTCCATGACACGCGTGCCAAGTTCCGCGAAGACGTCGCGGTGATCCCGATTGCCAGCAAGGCATTCCGCCTGCGTGCGCTGGCCAGGATGGCACAGCAGGCAGAGGGCATGCGCAATATCGCGCTGGCCGTCGCCGTGATCGAGCAGGCAGCCAAGGAAGTAGGCGACGTCTACGTAAACCGCCGCCTTGATGCACCGAAAGCACCAGGTGATACCGGCGAAGGCATGCCGGCCGCACCTGAATACATATTGAAGCCCGATGAAGACCTCCCCGACAGCCCGATTCTCTGAAGGGCCGGTCGCACTGACGCCCAAGCAGGCGAACATTTACTGCTGGGGGTGGCAAAAGAAGGCGCGCTTCCGTGACGCGGTTTGCGGCCGCCGCTTCGGCAAGACGTTCCTGGGCAAGGCCGAGATTCGCCGTGCTGCGCGCCTGGCTGCAGAGTGGGGCGTCAGCACCGAGGACGAGATATGGTATTGCGCGCCGACGTTCAAGCAGGCGAAGCGGGTTTTCTGGAAACGCCTCAAGCAAGCCATTCCACCGAGCTGGCGCGCCGGCAAGCCGAACGAAACAGAGTGCTCGATCACCACTAAGGCCGGCCACGTCATCCGCATCGTCGGCTTGGACGCGTACGACAACCTTCGCGGCTCCGGCCTGTTCTTCGCGCTGGTCGATGAATGGGCCGACTGCGTGTACGCGGCGTGGGAAGAGGTGCTGCGGCCGATGCTGTCGACCTGCCGCTTCGTCATCAACGGCGAGGAGCGGGTTGGCGGTCACGCGCTGCGCATCGGCACGCCGAAAGGCTTCAATCATTGCTATGACAGCTACCTCGATGGCCAAGGGCGTGAGCCTGACCACAAGAGCTGGCTATATACGTCGGTCGACGGCGGCAACGTGCCGGCCGAAGAGATCGAAGCCGCGCGGCGCAAGATGGACCCGCGCACGTTCCGCCAAGAGTACCTGGCCAGCTTCGAGAACTACCAGGGCGTCATCTATTACTGCTTTGACCGTCGGCGCAACCATACCGACGATTCAGTCAAGCCAGGCGACGCGCTGCACATCGGCATGGACTTTAACGTTGGCAAAGGTGCGGCGGTGGTTTTCGTGATCCGCGACGACCTTCCCCGCGCTGTCGATGAGTTCATGGAAGTGTTCGACACGCCGGCCATGATTGAAAAGATCAAGGGCCGGTACAAGCAAACTGGCCAGCAGCATCTGATAACGATTTATCCGGATGCGTCCGGCCAGAACCGCAAGAGCAGTGGCGCCAGCGAATCGGACCTGTCGCTGCTCAAGGCAGCCGGCTTCACGGTGGTGGTCGACCATAGCAACCCGGCCGTGAAAGATCGCATCAACAGCGTGAACGCCATGCTGTGCAACACCTATGACCAGCGCCGGATGCTGGTCAACACCACGAAGTGCCAGAAATACACACTCAGCCTGGAGCGTCAGATATATGACGACAAGGGCGAACCGGACAAGAAGGGTGGCTTCGACCATGCCAATGATGCCGGCGGCTACTTCATCACCAAGCGATGGCCAGTGACGAGTCGCACGACTACCACGGCGCCGCTGCGCATGTAACAACAAGGATTTCCATGACCGATGTACGCACACAATCAGCCGAAGCCGCCAAGCTGAACGAGGATTGCGCGCTGATCGCTGCGCTGCTGGGCGGCACGAAGACCATGCGCGCCGCTGGCAAGAAGTATTTGCCGCAGTGGCCAGGCGAGGACAGCGAAAGCTACACCCTTCGCTTGGCCGTGGCCACGCTGTTCCCGGCCTATGCCCGCACCATCGACGTGCTGTCGGCCAAGCCATTCAGTAAGCCAGTGACGCTGGGCGAGGACGTGCCGGAGCGGCTCAAGCCTTGGCTGCAAAACGTCGACCTGTCCGGCCGTGACCTGCATAGCTTCCTGTCGGAAATTACACAGGAGGCGATGGGCTATGGCTTCGCTGGCATCCTGGTCGACTTCCCCAAGGCTGGCAACTTGGTCACGAAGGCCGACGAGCAGGCTGCCGGCGTGCGCCCGTACTTCGTCCAAGTGCATGTGCAAAACGTCCTGGGCTGGCTGCCGAAGAATGCGACCAGCCTTGATGGGCTGACCCAGTTGCGGTTGCTGGAAAGTGTGTCCGAGCCGAATGGCGACTTCGACACCAAGGAAATCGAGCAGGTTCGCGTCTTGGGACGGGGCACCTGGCAGACCTGGCGCCAGAGCGATACCGGCAGCAAAAAGGAGTGGGCGCTGCATGAAGAGGGCATCACCAGCCTGAAAATCATCCCATTCGTGCCCGTCTACGGCAAGCGCCTGGGCTACATGCAGGCCACGCCGCCGCTGCTGGAACTGGCGCACAGCAACATCGAGCACTGGCAAAGCAAGAGCGACCAACAGAACATCCTGCACGTCGCGCGCGTACCGATCCTGTTCGCCAAGATGCTGGGCGAGGGCGGTATCACGGTCGGCGCCGGCAGTGCGGTCAAGTCCGAATCGCCAGGGGGCGATCTGAAATTCGTGGAGCACGGTGGCAAGGCCATCGAGGCCGGCCGTCTGTCCATCCTCGACCTGGAAGACCGCATGCGCCAGGCTGGCGCCGAGCTGCTGGTGATCAAGCCAGGCAACGTGACCGAGAGCCAGACCCTGGCCGACAACGAGCAGGGCGCATGCGCGCTGCAGAAGATCGCGGGCAACGTCGAGGACGCCGGTGACCAGGCGCTGCAGTTCATGGCTGATTGGGTGGGGGAGGCCGAAGGTGGCCACATCACCATTTTCAAGGACTTCGGTGCCGCGTCGCTGGCCGAGGCCAGTGCCGAGCTGCTGTTCAAGAGCGCCGCCGGCGGGAAAATCTCGGGCGAAACCTACTTCAACGAACTGCAGCGCCGCGGCATCCTGTCGCCGGATCTGGACTGGGAGACGGAGCAAGAGCGTATCCAGTCGGCTCCGCCAGACCTGATGGGAGCATAAATGGGCGCGCTCGAAGAGTGGATTGCCGAGATGTTCCTCGTTCATTCCCTGAATCTGCTGCGCTTTTCATCCGGCGCGCAAGAGAAAATCTTGCTGCTGATGGCGGCCATGTCGAAGGAATTGACGGCCAAGCTGAACGAAGGCGAGATATCGACCTACGGCAAGCAGCGCCTGGGCGCACTGCTGCGCGAGTCGAATGCCGTGATTTCGTCGCACTACACCGGCATGCAGGCGGAAATGACCCGCAACTTGACCGGCATGGTGCGCATCGAGGCCGATTACACGGCCAAAGTGCTGACGCAAGCGCTCAAGATCGAGCTGGGCGCCAAGCTTCCGCCGGCGACCTATCTGGAAAAGCTGGTCGGCGACACCCTGATTAAGGGCGCGCCGTCGGCGGACTGGTGGAAGCGCCAAGCGCTGGATACGCAATTCCGCTTCGCCAGCCAGGTGCGTCTCGGCGCGGCGCAGGGCGAAACGACGTCGCAGATCGTGTCGCGTGTGCTGGGCAAGAGCGCCAAGGCGGCCGATCTGGCGCCAAGCACGCCTGCCACGCCACCGATGCCGTCCGGGACACCAAGCGCGTTAGCGGCCCCGGCAGCCAAGGGGCCTGCGCCTGCGCCGGATCCTGTTGCGCCGGGCGAGCAGGGCATCTTGAAAACGTCAGCCGCAAACGCGCGCGCGCTGGTGCACAGTTCGGTGCAGGCTGTGGCCAACGCCGCGCGCCTGGCGTCCTTTCAGCAGAACGCCGACCTGATCGAGTGCCTGGTGTGGCTGTCGACGCTCGATTCGCATACCTGCCTGCTGTGCGCCATGCGCGACTTGCACGAGTACTCGCTGGACGATCAGGAACCGATCAACCACACCCACGAGTGGGCGGGTGGACCGGGCGCCATCCATTTCAGCTGCCGATGCGTGCTCAGCACGCGTACCAAGTCATTTAAAGACCTGGGCATCGAGCTGGACGAACCGGGCGATAGCACGCGGCCGAGCGACGGCGGCCCGGTCAGCAGCAAAATGAACTTCAAGGACTTCTTGGCCAGCAAGGACAAGGCCTGGCGGGCTGAGTACCTGGGCCCAGGCCGCGCCGAGATGTACGAGGCGGGCAAGATCACGCTGAATGACCTGATGAATCTCAAGGGGCGCAAACTGACTCTGGAGGAGCTGCAGGCGAAGTACAAGTAGACTTTTTCACGCCAACGAGGGCCGCCCGGGCAACCAGGTGGCCCTTTTTTATTGCCGCAAGCGGACGCGACGCGGTGCACGGCCGGAAGGCCATCGATAGGGCGGATGCCCGGAAAGAACGACCATGCCATTCAAATTCAACGCAGACGGAACCATTGCGATCGACAGCGAGAAGAAGCTGCCGATCTTCATTCATCCGAACGGTACCGAAGCTCCATTCGACGCGGATACCACGCTGGGCACAATTACCCGCCTGAACGGCGAGGCAAAGACCCACCGCGAGGCGAAGGAGGCTGCCGAGCAGCGCCTGAAGTCGTTCGATGGCATCGAAGATGGTGTGGCCGCCCTGGCCGCGCTGAATACTGTCAAGAGCCTCAGCTCTGGCGAACTGAAAACGGCCGCCCAGGTCAAGGAAATCCAAGACGCGGCTGCCAAGACCGCGCAAGAGCAGGTGGCCGCGCAGGCAAAGGCTAGCGCCACGCAGTTGCAGGAATTGACTGCGCAGCTGGAAAAGCGCACCAGCGAACTGAATACCCATATGATCGGCGGCGGCTTTTCCAGCTCGAAGCTGTTCACTGACGACAAGCACCCGCTGCGCCTGGCCATCCCTCCCGAAATGGCCAAGGCGTATTTCGGCAGCAACTTCAAAGTCGAGGACGGCAAGACCGTTCCGTATGACGCCGCCGGTAACAAGATCTTCTCGCCGACCCGCCCGGGCGAAATCGCCGACTTCGATGAAGGCCTGGCGCAGTTGGTGCAAGCCTGCCCGTTCAAAGATCAGATCCTCAAGGGTTCCGGCGCATCAGGTGGTGGCGCGACGGGCGGTGGTGCAGGCGCTGGCGCAGGCAAATCCATGACGCGCGCCGCTTTTGATGCAGCGACGCCGGCCGCCAAGGCGGAATTTGCCAAGGGCGGCGGTGCCGTTACAGATTAATCGCTGCTGACATTGAGCAAACCGTTTCTATTTCCTTAGTACCGCAACGCATAGCCAACGCCTGGATGGGGGTTGGTGCTTTGGGCTGGATGGCCTGTCTGTTTTAAAAAATTCCAAATCACCAACTTTTAAAGGCTTTACCATGAAGAAAACCCTGCTGTCGGTCATGGCCCTGTGCGCTGTGACCATGTCTCTGACCGCGTCGGCGGCCACAGCGATTGCCCACAAGGCCGTCGAGATGCTGGTGGTCGTGCCGGCAAAAGCCGATTTCGCCGGTCGCGTGCTGGTCGAACTGGCATATCGCTATATCACCAACTACGCTGCGCGCACCGGCCTGATCCTCGGCGCCAACTCGCTGAGCGGTCTGGTTACCACCATCTACAGTGCTTCGGACCAAGTTGCACGCGAGCTGGTCGGCTTCATCCCAGCAGTTTCCGCAGATATGAACTTTACCCGAGCGGCGGTCGGCCAGGAGGTTACGTCGCCAGTGGCGCCTGCCGCGACTGCTACCGATATTGCCCCAGCGGTGACCCCGCCGAATGACGGCGACCAGAACATCGGCAAAAAAGGCGTGGTAATCACCAAGGCGCGCCGCGTGCCGATCCGCTGGAATGGCGAAGAGCAACTTGCCCTGGATAACAATGGCGCGAGCTATAACGTGATCCTGCGTGATCAGATTTCGCAGGCCATGCGTACGCTGGTGAACGAAGTCGAGAGCGATTTGGCTGCACTGTATGTCAAAGCATCCCGCGCTTGCGGCACTGCGAACGTCGCTCCGTTCGCTACTGCTGGCGACCTGACCGACACCGCTGGCGCGCTGCGCATCCTGGAAGAGAATGGCGCTCAAGGCCTGGATTTCCAGTTGGTACTGGGATCGGCCGCCATGGTCAACCTGCGCGGCAAGCAGTCTGGCCTGTTCAAGGTCAATGAAGCTGGCCGCGAAGACATGCTGCGCAACGGCATGACTGACCGCCTGCAGGGCTTTGCACTGCGCAACAGCTCGGGCATCAAACTGCATACCAAAGGCACCGCCGCTGCCGCAACTACCAATGCCACGGGCTATGCTGTTGGCGCCACTGTCATCACCCTGGCGGCAGCTGGTACCGGCACTTCGCTGGCTGGCGACACCATCACCTTCGCTGGCGATACCAATCAGTACGTCGTGTCGAGCGGCGATGGCGATGTCTCGAACGGCGGCACGATCACACTCGCAGCACCTGGCCTGCTGAAAGCCATTCCGGCCGCCGCCACCGCCATCACCGTCGCTGCATCGGGCTTCCGCAACATGTTTTTCGCCCGTTCGGCCATCCAACTGGCTACGCGTGCGCCAGCGCTGCCGAAGCAGGGGGACTCTGCCGTTGATCGCATGCTGGTCACCGACCCGCTGACCAACCTGACCTTCGAGATCAGCATGTACGCCCAGTACCGCCAGATGCAGTACGAAGTGGCGCTGGCATGGGGCTGCGGTTCGGTCAAGGATGAATTCATCGGCATCCTGCACGGCTAACCACCAACCCGGCCCGGCCAGCACTGCTGTGCTGCCGGACCTCACCTGGAATTCACCATGACCATCAAAATCGTTTCGAGCGATCCGGCCACTCAAGGCCCGTTCGTCGTCATCAACAAATCTGACTTCAACCCTGACCTGCACGAACTGTACGGCGACGACAACGACCTGGGCGCGCCAACCGAGCGCGCGCCAACCAAGGCCGAATTGCTGGCGGCACGTGATCAGCTGCTGGAACGCGAGCGCGAACTGGCGGCCGAGAAAGAACGTGTTGGCGAGCAGGCCCGTGCCAACGAGGCCGAAGCGCAGCGCCTGCGCGCCGAGGCTGCGAGCCTGCAGGCCGCCGGAGACGCGGCAGCAGCAGCGGCGCCAGCATCGACCGATAAGCCTGCCAAGGCTGGCAAGGCTTCGTAATCGGCCGTCAGCGCAGCCAGGCCACCTCATTCACCACTTCACCGTAGGATCATCATGCCAACTATCGTCCCCGGCGGCACGCCACAAACCATCATTCTGCCAGAGGGACGAGTTCTTAATGTAACCGGTGCCCCCAGCACCGCCGGCGTGGTATATCGGCTCGACCAAGAGCTGGGCGGGACAAACTCGCTGCAGTCGTGGCAGGTTGGTGCGGGCACGCTGGCAGCCATCGGACCGTACGCAGGCCAGCAGCGCTTTCTGATCTCCTGCTCGGCAGGCAGTATTGACGCAGCCCATGTCGCGGCGACGTTGACGAGTGTGCGCGCGGTCGGTGATGTCCCTGGACTACTCAGTGCGCCTAGCGGCAATGCGATCCCGTCATGGTATCGGTCCCGCGCCTCTTCGCTTATGGTGTTGGGCGATAGCCTGCGTGCCCAGGGCATGCGCATGCCTATTTTGCCAGCCAACGGAGCGACACGGCCATTAAACCAGGCATTCACCAATATCAATGCCGGCGGCCTGTTCATCGTGCTGTCGGAAACGTCAACCGATTGCCCGGTGGGGGCAGGGACTGTGCGTTACTACGTCAGCAGAAAATCACTGAGCTGGCAGGCGCCGGGCGATGTAGAGGGACCGCCTGTTGCGATCCCCACCTCTGGTTTTTATACGCTCCAGAGTGGAGTTGCTGGCCACGCTATGCATGTGGGCGTGGTAGCTCGTTTGCGCCCAACGGTCGATAAAATGGACGCTATCAATAATACTGGCGTCTTGCGCATGAACAGCAACGCCGGAGTATTTGGCCCGATAGCATGGGCTCAGCTACTGCTGGGAAGTCCTTACTCGACGATTTTGGCTTATGCGATCCCCAGCATCCGGGCAGCGGACTGGCTCGACGCGTGCGAACAGTGGCAAAACGTCTACACCGATGTGACTTGTATCGCGCTGGGCACCAACGATGTGAGTGATCGTGCAACTGCATTGCAGGCCTTGGCTGATGTCGAGCAAATTGTGCGGCTGCGTTTAGCGATTGGCTCGCGCCCGTTCCTGGTGACGCTCACGCCATATGACACGCGCCCAGCAGCCGCGACAGCTGCCGTACTTGAATTCAATCAAGGCCTGCGTGCGATGGCAGCGCGCTATAACGTTGATCTGTCGGACCCGTGGCCGTATCTGGCCAACGCCAGTGGCACCGGTGGTTTCGCGCCGGGTATGGCCTCGGATGGTCTGCATTTCTCCAACCTGGGCGGCTACTTGGTAGCTGCTCGCGTTGAGGCTGCGATCCACCGGAAATATGTGGGCGCAGCTGACGTGCCAACATTCTGCGGCTCGCCGTATAACGCAGCCACAGCGCCGTTCGGCAATCATCTGATCAATCCTCAGATGGCTGGCGTGGGTGGCGGTAAGGGCGCCGGGGTTACGGGTGAGGTTCCCAATGGTTGGGCGTGTGCTCGTGATGGCGCTAGTGCGAATATCACCGCCGTGTGTCGCGCACCAGACAGCGCGAACGCGGTTTCCCGTGCTGATAAACGCCAGGGTAAATACGCGTCCGTTGAAATCTCTAATGTCGGCGGTGTGGACGGCGAGGCAATCCGTTTTCGGCCTGCCGCATTTATCACTGCCGGCTACGCGCCCGGCGATTTGTTTGTGCTGGAGGGTGATATCCGCATCCAGGGCACGGGCATCCAGTACGTGTTTGTCGAGACCGTGCTGGACAATTCGCCGGGGGCGGTGGTCTACTCAGCTGCAGCTGTCGGCACGAATACCGTGGCCAATGCTGCGATGGGCGATCTGGGTGGTGATGTTGTGCCCATTCCGTACCGTGGCGCCCCGGTGCGCGTTGATGCCGGCATCACGCGGATGATCATCGGAATCGTGGTCGGTATGCGCGCCGGCGGAACAGCCGTTCTCGACATCGGACAGACGCAGAATCTGCATAAGGTGGCCCAATGATCATCATCGAAACTGGCGCCGGCCTGGCCGATGCCGAATCCTACGCCAGCATTGCAGCCGCAGATGCCCGTTGCGCCAGCCTGGGCCTCACCGGATGGGTGGCGCTGGCCGAGGCATCCAAGGAGATCGCCTTGCGTAAGGCAACGCTGTTCATGACCACCTACCGCACGCGCTGGGCCGGCTGCCGCGTGTCTCAGCGCCAAGCGTTGGATTGGCCGCGCTACAACGTGGCGGTCGACGGCTTCACCGTGCCCAGCACCATCGTGCCAGCGGAAGTGGTCAATGCCTGCATCGACCTGGCCGTGCGCGCCGGGCGCGGCGAGGAGCTGCTTCCCGACCTCGATACTGGCTCGAACGCGATCAAGAAAGACAAAACGGGACCGCTGGAAACGGAGTACTTCCAGAACACCACAGACGCGCGAGAGCGCTTCGTGGCCGTGGACGCGCTCCTGGCGCCGTACTTCGGCTCGGCCGGTGGCGGCAATTCGATTAAGGTGACACGAGCATGAGCGCTTACCCAGCAGTGAAGATCGACGGCTGTTTCGTCGCAGACAACACATACAGTTCCGATGGGAAGGTATGGACTGTGACCAACTTGATCGCGCGCGCCAAGGATCTCGAAGCGTTCGACTTGCCGCTGGCGGCGATCTACAGCGGGTCGGAGGTGTGGACGCCGGTCGGCTCGGCCTACGGGATCGCGCATCACGTGCGGCGTGCGCTGGACGTCGATACCAGTTTCCCGATCATCATGTGCCAGCAAGGCTTCATCATGGACGGCTGGCACCGGGTGCTGCGCGCGCTGATCGACGGCAAGACCACGATCAAGGCGGTGCGCTTCGCCGAGACGCCGCCGTATGACTACGTGAAAGTTCCATAGCTTATGACCGACTACGCCAAAACTGCCGCGCGCGCCGACCATTCGCTGCGCCGTAAGGGCGGCATCGCGGTTCTGCGCCAAGTCGTGACCGGCGAGTACGACCCGGGCTTGGGCGCGGCGCCTATCATCACCACGGACTACGAAGGCACGGGCGTCAAGATCAACTACGAGGCCGAGAATATCGACGGCACGCTGATACATTCGGGCGACCAGCAGTTGCTGCTTTCGCCACTGCAGCGCAACGGCGCGCCAATGCCGACGCCGACCACGGCCGACCTGGTGCTGTTCGGCGGCGCCAGCTACACGGTCAAGACCGTCGAAACCACAGCGCCGGTCGACGTGGCCGTGCTGCACACGCTGCAACTCAGGGGGATTTGATGGCTAGTATGTCGTTTTCCATGCAGATCGCCGAATTCATCGCGAAGACCAAGGCCAATCAGGACTTGGTGGTGCGCGCCATCACCATGAAGATCGACAACAGGCTGGTGCAACGCTCGCCGGTCGGTGACGCCAAGTTCTGGAAGCACAAGCCTCCACCTGGTTACACCGGCGGTCGTTTCCGTGCCAACTGGCAGCTTTCCATCGGCTCGCCGGCTGCGGGCGTGCGGGACCTGATCGATAAGGACGGCAGCGCCACGATTGCCGCGCACGGCAGCACGATCAACGCGGCGAAGGCAGGTGACGTGATCTACCTAGTCAACAATTTACCTTATGCGAAACGCATCGAGGAGGGCTGGTCGCGCCAGGCGCCCGTCGGCGTCGTGATGCTGACGGTCGTGGAATTCCGCACCATTGTGGACAATGCTGTGAACGGCGTGCGCGACGGCACCACCGCAAGCGAGTTCGCCCAAGGCTATTCGAGCTATAAATTATGAGCCAACCAACAATACGAGCGGCGCTGGAGGCGGCCTTGGCCAGCCTCGCGCCAGCCATCGACACCGCTTGGCAGAACGTGCCGTACACGCCAGTCACTGGCCGGCCGTACCAAGCGGCCTATTTGCTGCCGGCGGAACCGGACAATCATTCCATGGGCGATGGCGCACGCCAGGAGCGCGGCATCTTCCAGGTCAGCTTGCTGTATCCGCCAGGGCAGGGCACCGCCGCCGCCGGCGCGCGCGCTGAAATGATCAGGGAGTTGTTCCGCCGCGGCGCTAGCTTCACGAAGGGCGACGTGACCGTTCAGATTGAGCGCACGCCTGAAATCGCTGACGGCCGCGAGGACGGTGATCGCTGGATGGTCCCTGTCAAGATCAGGTATTTCTGCAACCTGTAACCACATCACCCCACACAGATCGCCTCGGCGGTCTTTTTTTTCGACCAAAGAAAGGCAATCCACATCATGACCACTGCAAACGGCATCGACAGCCTGCTCGTTATCGGCAAGCAAACAGCGGAAGGCACGAAGGCGCTGGCCGCCGCCGGCCGCCTCTATCCGCGCGTGACCGCGACGTTCGACACGGACGCCGACAAGTACAGTTCGGCCGAGATCGACCCAAGCCAGCAACAGAGCGACACCCGCCTGGGCAACTTCCGCACCTCCGGCGCCATTAAGGGCGAGGCGAGCTGCGGGACCTACGCGGTGCTGCTGGCCGCGCTGCTGCGCCGCGACTTCACTGCTGGCGGCGTCACCACGGCGCAAAATACCATCGCATCGGGCGCAACGGGCCTGACGCGCAGCGCCGGTTCCTGGCTGGCCGACGGTCACCGCGCCGGTACCGTGGTGCGCATCAGCGGCCTGCTGACCACTGGCGCCGCCAACAACGGTAAGAATTTCTTCGTGACCTCGGTGACTGCCTTGGTATTGGCAGGTCAGTTCATGGACGGCTCGGCGATGACGGTCAAAGCCGCCGGCGACCCTGTGACCGTGACCGCGACCGGCAAGCGCAGCTTCACGCCGCTGACCGGGCACACCACGGACTGGTTCACCGCGGAAGTTCAGGATCCGGGCATCGCCGTCAACCGCTGCTTCATCGACCAGCTGGTCAGCAAGGTCGATATCGCCGTGCAGCCGAACGGCATCACGAGCATGGACTTCACCCTGATGGGCAAGCTGGAAGGCGCGACCACGCCAGCGGCGTACTTCGCGGCGCCCGCCGCCACGCCCGGCACCGGCAAGTTCTCTGGCGCCACCGCGATGCTGTCGGTCGCCGGCATCCCGTCGCAAATTTGCACGGGCATGTCGCTGTCGCTAGACGGCCAGGTCAAGATCGATCCGGTGATCGGCTCCAAGTTCGCCACGGCCGCCTCGCGCGGCAAGGTACTGGGCAGCGGCCAGTTCACGGTGCTGATGCAGGATTCGGCATACATCGATTACTTCAAGCAGGAAGTCGAACTGCCGCTGGCCTACGCCATGGCAGCCAGCACGGCGCCGCTGGCCGAAGTCATGGCGATCGCCATGGGCCGCATCAAGATCACCTCGGCCAAGGTCGATGATGGCGAGAAAAACAAGATTATCACTTGCGCTTTCGACATCCTGCGCTACCAGGGCGCCGACGCGCAGCACGAAGCAACCACCGTGGCCTTCCAGGACACGAGCCTGGTGTAACCCTTTGCCCGGCCACACGCCGGGTTTTCTTTTTGGGACGCGTATGAAGGCAAGTAAAGTCAAGGAGGCGGCGCTCACAGCTGAACGATTACGTGAGCTATTCGACTATGACCCGAGCATCGGCGTGTTTATTCGTAAAGTTGACCGCAGAGGCAAGGGCGCGGTGAAGGGAGCCATTGCGGGCACTGACAACGGAAGAGGCTACACCTGCATTTCGATTGATGGGTTCAACTACCGTGCGCACAGGCTCGCATATTTGTACATGCTTGATCGATGGCCTACAGATGAGGTCGATCACATGAATGGATGCCGCAGCGACAACCGCTGGTCGAATCTGCGCGAACTATCTACTCAGAAAAATACACAGAATCAACGCAAACCCCATCGGCACAACTCCACCGGCTACCTAGGAGTGAAATTCTATGGTGGAAAGTTTCGAGCTGTAATCAATGTTGAGGGGCGCCGAATATTCCTTGGCGTCCATCCAAGCGCCGAGGCTGCGCATGCAGCATACGTTGCGGCGAAGCAGACCTTGCATAGCAGTTGCACTATTTAATGCCTAATTGGTATTAATTCAATCCCCCTGAAGTGGCGAGAGCCAAACATCCCTCCGGCCCATTGTCGTCGCTTATAGCGGTCGAGACATTGTGTCTGAACTCACTTGATCCAATGAAAGGCATTACCCATGAATACCACTCAAGCACCTGCATCCCTGAACACCGCTCAAGCCCTGGCCGTCGCTGGCTTTGACATCGCCAACCTGTCGGCGCCTGCCGCGCGCGTGACCTTCGACGTGCCCGTGATCTTCGACGCCGACGGCGAGCCCGTGGCCGGTATCCGCATCGTCGGCAAGAACTCCGACGAGTACCGCAAGGAAAGCCACGCCGTGCGCGCCGAAGGCTACAAGAAGTCGGCCAAGCGCAAGACTGCCATCGATGCCTCGACGGACGAGGGCGCCGACCAGCTGGTCCACGTCATCGATGACAACCAGAAGCGCCTGGCGCTGGCCGTGGCCGTCGACTGGTACGGCTTCACCAGCAACGGCGTAGCGGTCGCGTTTGACAAGGGCCTGATCGCCACCGCGTTCGACAAGTACCCGACCTGGCAGGACCGCGTCACGACCGCCCTGGAAAACGACGCCAATTTTTTGAAGGTCTGACCATGGCCCTGCTGCTGTACGCCGATCACCTGTTTGATCGAGCGTCAGTAGCAGGCGATGGCAACGCCAAGGGCGATCACCTGGACACCGCCCGGCAAAACCCGCTTTATCGGGCGCCCGAGGCGCCGGCGGTTCCGCAGCTGCCGCCCGAGCTGGCCTATATCTGGACCTGGTTCACCCAGTTGAACCAGAAACGCCAGTGCGGCATGGCCGTGAACGCGCTGACCAGTGCAGAGATACTGGCCTGGCAGGCACGCCACGGCGTGCGCTTCGATCCGTTCGAAGAAGCAATCGTTGATCGTCTCGACACGTTGTTTATATATCATCAACACAAGAAGGACAAATAATGCCTGATATCGCCGAGCTTGGCCTTTCTATCGATACGCGCCAACTGGAGCAGGGCGCCCAGGCCATGGATCGCCTTGGCGCCGCCAGTCAAAGTGTCGAGAAAAAGGTCGACAGCGCGACGTCGGCCATTGACAAACTTGGGAAGGCGAGCGCGGACGCCAAGGGGAAAACTGCGGAAGGTGCAGCTGCTGTCGATGCCGTGGGCGAGGCAGGCGCACGCGTGGTCCAAAAGGTGGATGCTGCGACCGCTTCTATCGATGCGATGGGCGCCACTGCTACCCGGATCCGCACGGTATTCCTGGGCGGCAGTAATACGCTCGATGGGTTCATGGGCTCATCTATGGGCGTCTGGCGTAGCAGTGAGGCCGCCGCCGCTGGGATTGATAGTCTTGGCAATGCCACCGAACGTACTTGGAAGAAGCAGGCTGACTACAACGGTGCGATGGCCGACACGACCCGTATCATGCGGCAGGCCGCCGATGCTGCGCGCACGCTGGAGGAATCCAACCACAGGATGCTGATCGAGCTGCAACGCGAGATCGACACGTTCGGAATGGCGCGGGGTGAACTGGAGCGTTATCGTGCGGCCGAGCTTGGCCTGGGAAGCGCCGCTCAGACGAAGGCGGCAGCCCTGGGTAATAGCATTGATGCGATGCACCGCGAAGAGCGGGCTGCCCGCGATGCCGCTGGCGCGCAGGATCGAGCGGCTCAGGCTGGCGATCGCTTTATCAAGAGCCTGCAAGACCAGGTGGCCACGCTGGGCATGACGACCCAGCAGCTACAAACCTATCGCGCCGCCCAGTTGGGCGTATCCGACGCCGCTTCACCGCTGATCAACAAGCTGGCCGAGGCCGGCGCCGGCGCGAAGTCGGCGGGCGGCCACATGGAGGGCCTGAGTTTTCAATCGGCGAGCGCCAAGCGCGAACTGCTGGTGCTTGCCCATGAGCTGAGTCAGGGGCAGTTCCAACGCTTTGGCGGCTCGATGATGGTTCTCGGCGAACAAACTGGTGCCGCCAGCCTGCTGTTCAGCGCCGCCGGCCTGGCTGCGCTGGCGTTTGCTGGCGCACTGGGCACTGTCGGCTACGCAATGATCAAAGGTGCAAGCGAGCAACGTGAAATGAACAATGCTCTGATCTCGACAAACAACTATGCAGGCGTTACCAGCGACAAACTGAACGAAATGGCGCATGCCGCGACTGAGGCAGGTGGGAGTATCCGTGAGGCCAAGAAGGTCGTCACAGAGTTGGCCGGCACCGGCAAATTTACGGGCGATCAGATCGCCTACATCACCGATGCCGTCATTGCGCTTGAGCATGCCACTGGTGAATCTGTCAAAAAAACAATCAAAGAATTCGAATCTCTGGCCGTTCAGTCGACTGGTAGCACCAACCGTGCGACCGAGGTGATCACACGCGCAACCGTCAAGCTGGATGACACCTATCACTTCTTGACGCTTTCGGTATATGAGGCTATCCGTGCGTTGGAGAAAGACGGTGATGCCAAGGGGGCGTCTGCAGTCGCCACTGAGGCGTTTGCAAAGGCAACCAAGGATGGTGCCGAGCAGATGATTGCAAACCTTGGCAGTGTTGCGCGGGCTTGGCATGGCGTGAAGGAAGCGGTGGGCGGCGCAATGGATGCTATCGGGAACTACGGTAAGAAGGATACAGCCGCTTCCGATGTCAAAAAATACAGTTTCCGTCTGTCGGAATTTGATAAAGGATTGGCGGATAGCAACCTGCGTTTGGGGCGGGCGCCTGATGCCATTACTCCTGAACTCCAGGCAACCCGTACCCAGATCGTGCTTGGCCTGACGGATGCGGTGGATAAATTGAATAAGGCTGACGCTGTCGCGCTGGCTCAGGGCGAAGTCGCGACTAAAAATTCGCGTGCAGTTCATGCCGCCGCGATGATCCACGCGGAAGATATCCGCCTGCAAAAGAAAGGAATGGGGGAGCTGGCGGTCGCCCTGGATGCGTACCAATCGAACATCGATGCCATCCGGGCCGCCGACCCAAATTCACCGCTCATCACTCCAGATGCGATTGCCTCCGGTATTGCCGCTCGAAAAAAAGCTCATACGGAGCAGGTCAAGCCAAAAGCTGACCAGGTCGAAAACACGGCAATGGCGGATCGCCTAGCCCGCATCCAGGATGATGTGAATCTCGAAAAAGAGAGAATTGGACAGCTTGCCAAGATTAACGAGATGTTCCATAAGGCAGGGCGACTTGGCGATGAGGAATACTTTAAGAATAAACGTGACAATGCGCGGGCCGCTGAACAAGAGGAAATTAATGGCTATACCAGGCAAATTGCAGTCCTCAAAGATCACCATAACGCTACTGGCGTAGAGGCAGAAAAAAATAGTAAAAAGGCAAATGATTTAGATGCTAAACGCGCAGCGGCAATTTTGCGGGCAGCTGATGCCGTCGAACTTACGGAAATGGAGGAAATGCTGCGTAAGGACGCGCTTAGTGAGGCGGCGGTACTGGCAACCAATAAAGAGATTGGCGCGATTAATGCGCAGATCGCCGTCACAGAGGAGCAAATCCGCACCTACGGCTTGTTGCCGGCGCAAAAGACAGCTTTGGCTGTCGCTGACCTTGAAGAGCAAAAAGCGGCCCTTGCTAGTTTCGATGGCAATGAGAAGGTCATCGATGGCATTAATCGCAAGATTGAAGCGATGAAACGCCTTGGCATCGTGCAAGGCAAGGCTTCGGCGCAAGAGCGGGGCGGCGATGTGGCCAGGGCCAAGGAACTGCTGGATATCCTGACGGCTGTCGATACCGCAACGAAGTCGGCAGCGCAAGGTATGACGGCCTCGTTCGGCGCGGTAGGCACTGCCATCGGCGGGCTCACGACGGCTTTATCTGGCTATGCCGTCCAACAGCAGGCTATTGCTGCGCAGTTGGCGGTCGCTACCAAAGATGCATATGGCGATCCGACAAAGTTAGCCAAGGCTCAGGCCGCCGCTGCCCAGCAGGGCGCGCAGGCGCAGATCAAATCCTATGGTGATATGGCCAACTCAGCTAAGGGATTTTTCAAGGAAAACACCGCCGGCTATCGGGCAATGGAAGGGGCGGAAAGAGCTTACCGCGCCGTGGAAATGGCGATGGCCATCGAATCGATGGTGAAGAAGTTGTTTGCCGTCGAAGTTGTGACTACTGCAACGCTCGGTGCTGAGGCCGCGAAAACAGTCGCGATTCAGGCCGGCACCGCAACGCAAATTGCAGCCGACACAGTAAAAGGCACATCTGCTGCAGCCGTCGCCGTGGCAACGCAAGCGCAGGGAGATCCTTACAGTGCTTGGATTCGTATGGCTGCAATGGCGGCGGCGATGGCGGCCTTGGGCTTCGCCGTCTCTGGCGGCGGTGGATCGGATACCACTGCGAAGGATCGCCAGGCCGCCACCGGTACCGGCTCCATCCTGGGCGACTCATCCGCGAAATCAGAATCGATTGCCCATTCGCTGGCCATTATGGAGAAAAACAGCGGCCTGGGCCTGGCGCATACCATTTCGATGGATTTATCCCTGAAACAGATGGTGTCAGGTATCGGTAATCTGGCGGGACTGCTGGCGCGCTCCGGTGTGACCGCTGCTGGTGGCGGCGCTGCGGCAGGGGTGCAAACCGGCACGACCACGCTGGGCGGCAGCCTGGGCATGGCCGCCGGTACGCTGGCTGGCGGCGTCGGCGGTGCTGCACTTGGCACTTACCTGGGTATGGGCATGGCGGCAATTGGCGGGCCGCTTGGTCTTGCCGTTGGCGCCGTGCTTGGATCCGTACTCGGTGGCGTCGTGTCGAAACTGTTCAACACCTCGACCTCAATCAAGGACCAGGGCATCACCGGCAAGGCCATGTCGCTGGGGAATGTAGATGCGCTGGGCTTTACGGCCCAGGCGTATGCCGATGTCAACACCAAGAAAAAGGCCTTCGGCATCAGCTACAGCAGCAAGGACAGCACCAAAACGGCAGCGCTGTCGGATGAAATGAACGACCAGTTCACCATGATCATCAGCAGCATGGGACAGACCATCCGCAGCGCGGCCGACGTGCTGGGCCTTGGCGGCGAAGCCTTCAACGCCAAGCTCAATACCTTTGTGGTTGACCTGGGCAAGATCAGTCTGAAAGACCTGTCGGGCGAAGAACAGCAAAAGGCGCTGGAAACGGCCTTTTCCAAGCTGGGCGACGACATGGCCAAGTTCGGCGTGGCCGGCCTGCAGCAGTATCAGGCGGTGGGCGAGGGCTACCTGGAAACGCTGGTGCGCGTCACCAACGACTTTATGCAGGTATCCGACGTACTGGCCGTGCTGGGCAAGTCGTTCAATACCACGGGCTTGGGGGCGGTGGCGCTCAGCGAAAGCCTGATCGCTGCGGCCGGCGGCCTGGATAAGCTGACCAGCGGTACCGGCTTCTTCGTCGAGAATTTCCTGACCGAAGCCGAGCGCATGGCGCCGATTACCAAGTCGGTGAATGACGCCATGGGCAGGCTGGGGCAGTCTGGCGTGACGACGGTGGAG